TCAGGCGGTCTCGAACAGTTCGGCCTCGGCGGCCCGGCGCTTCTTCAGGCCCGGAAGCTGCACCTTCTCGCCGTTGACCGTGGCATAGACCCAGCGTCCGAACTGGCCGGCGGCGCCCTTGTAGTCGCCCTTGTTGAGCATGCTCCGCAACGTGGAATCACGCAGCGCGCCGGCCCCCAGGTTGAAGACGAAGGAAGCCAGGGCGCCGCGCTGCCGGTCGGAGAGCGGGACCTTCACCAGCTTGTCGACCTGTGCCGCAGCGGCGGCCATGTCGGCGCGCAGAAAGGTTTCAGCCTGAGCGGCGGTGATGGTCTGCCCCAGCTTCACCCCGGCGGTGCGTCCGTAGCCGATGGTCGGCACGCCGGCCGGGCACAGGTAGGCTTTCAGGTACAGCCCCTCGAAGTGGCGGACGAGGGCCAGGGCGTCGGGGTGGATTAGCGCGCTCACAGGCCGTCCTCCCGGCTGTCGCGGCGCACCTGCCGGCTCCAGCGCCAGACCAGGAACGCGATGCCCAGGAGCAGGCTGACGGTGGTGAGGGCGGTGTTGACGTTGGTCAGCACTGGAGCCCATCCGGGCGCGGTCAGGCTGACGGCGATGGCCGTGCTGTCGGCGGGCTGCTGCACTTGCTATCTCCCATTGGCGAACGAGGGGAGGTTGCGCGGGGTAGCCCTGCCGAACCAACGCACGAGCGGATAGAGCCGGTCAGCCGACCGAAGAAGGCGGCTGGCTTTCTAGCGCCGCGACGCGCCGGGCCAGATCCGCGAAACCACCCTCCAGCTGGTCGGCACGGCGACGCTGATAGGCTGCCTCCACGACGAAGCATTCGGTGTACCGGAGTCCCCAGCGCAGACCGAGCGGGCGCCGCTCGACCAGCTCCTTGCGAGGGCCGGCTTCCGTCTCGCGGTCCTCGAAGACCTCCTCGAACACCTCGTCCCGGCACAGGAGCCCATACCGGAACCCGTCGATGCCTTTGGCTTCCAATGCGGCGTGTACCTGCTGGGCAATGGCGCCCGAGTGGATACGGGCTGCGTCGCCCTTTTCGGCGACGGCATCGCGCATTCGGTACAAGCACCACGACACGTCCGCCCACGCGTCCAGGAGGGCATCATCTATCGGCGCGCGATCCTGCTTCTGGGCTTCGTCGGACGTGTTGATGGTCGGCGAGTATGCGAAGAGTTGGAGCCACAGGTTGCTCGGGCCACCGAGGTTAAATATGCCCGTTCCGTAGGGAAGGATATGCGCGTTCGGACGGATGTTCGTCGCCCCGATTTCCAACTGGTTTGTCACGCCAATGTAGAATTGGTGGGTTGATGCGAACGCTCCGTTCTTGATGACGCGATACACGGGGTCCGCCGTCGAGTAGTCGTCGGTAACAAGCTGCAGCGTCACTTCATCGTTGGAGTTGTGCCACCGTGCGAATTTTTGGTTCGCCGGAGCTGATGCGGCCTCCAGATCAATTGCTCTGGCAACACGCAACGGGGTGTTCAGCCGGTTGGGCTCAGCTTCAGCGACGCCGTCGTAGCTGTTGCCCAGGATCTCCGTCTTGTTCGCGACCAATCCATCGATCACGATAGGATCAGCGACGCCCTGGAAATAGTTGCCGATGATGGAGCCCGGTTCGGCCCCAGAACCGAATAGGACGCCGACGGGTCCGCTATAAAACTGGTTCCCCTGGACGATGGCCGCCCCATTGGCGATGAAGATGTTGAAGCTGGACGCCGCCCAGATGCCCCCGATGATCCGGACACCATTGTCCGCGCTCGCTCCGCCCGTGGTCTCCACATAGACGCAGGTCGCCTGCGCAATCCCCGTGCAGTTGATCAGTGCGGCGTAGGTTGTCGTCCCGGTGATCGAATAGCCCCGCAGGCTCCCGGTGTTTGGAGAGCCGTAGTCGGCCTGACACCGGACGAACGACACGTTGGACACGTTGCGCTGCGAGAAGGCGATCGGATGGCCGTAGACGAAGCAGTCGATGGCCGTCGACCAATCGCAGTTGCCCCCGCTGTCCGAATTGAAGTCGATCCCAGCTGCGTTACGCCGCAACGGAGCATGAGAGCTTTCCGAGCCGGCATGCACGCCGGGCGTGGTCGCGGTCATATAGGGCCAGACGTGGCAGCGCTCCAACCGGTTGATGTCCCAACCGCCGGAGATGTTGATGCCGAAGTGGCAGTCCACGCCGCAATCGAGCACCTTCGTCCGCGCCCACCCCTTGCTGTCGACGCCGACCGCGTGACCAAGGATCAGGCAGCCGCGGACCGTCACGTCCTCCCCGGCGGACTCGATGCCGGTCCCCGCGAACTGAGAAACCAAGAGGGCCGCGGTGGCAACGTCGGGCACCGGCTGGACCAGCCCGGCCCGGATCACCAGCAGGTCGAGCAGCCCTCCGTTACCGCCGTGGCGCAGCGTCGCCCCCGGCCCGAGCTTCACCTGCGCCCCGCGGTCGTAATAGCTCTCGGTCGCGTTGTTGGTCACACCCTGGTTGCCGCCCAGACCTTCCAGCGTCCAGTTCCTGGGGACGGTAACGGACGAGCCGAGATAGAGCTTGGCGTCCCAAGGGATGGTCAGCGTGCCGCCCTTGCGGACCGTTGTCGCGAAGAACAGGGCGAGAGCCGGCGCGTCATCGTTCGCGCCGTCGGCCAGGCACCCCGCATCGTAGATCGTGAGGCGCGTGCCCAGGTGCTGCGCCAGCGTGCGCGCTACAACACCGCGCTCAGCAGCGACGGGAACGGTCCCGGTCACAGCGACTTCCGGCGGACCAGGGATCGCGACGAGGGCGCCGTCGCCGTCGAAGCCGAACAGCCTTCCGGCACGAAGGGGCGCGGGCGGCAAGGTTACCTCGACCGTCTTGTCTCCGTCGGGCAGCCGGAGAGAGCGGTTCAGCTTGTCGTTCAGCTGCTGGTTGATGGCGGTCAGCCGATCGAGGTCGGTATTGAGGACGGACGGGCGCAGGGGGCCGGAGTCCGGGAAGTCACTCGTCCGCTTGATCGCCACGTCGCGCCAGATCGTGACGACGGTGTTTGCCGCAGAGGTGGCCAGGGTCAGCGATCCGCCGGCGGACTGCCCGGCGCCGGTCACACTGAATCCGTCGCTCGCCAGCTCCAAGCCCCCCACGCTGCACCGAATGTCGGCGGCCGAGAAGAAGGGGAACGGAATCACGAAAGCCGTCTGCGGTGCGCCCACGTCGTAGCTGCGTCGCGGCTCGTTGTCGTCAATCTGGATGTGCGCCATGCCCTGCCCTCCTGTTCGGCGGCAGGATCGGAGCGGGGTTAAATCTGGGCCAACGCACCCCGGCGTAAGTAAGGCCGCCCGGTGAAGGTTGGCCCTGGTGCTCGCTGGACAGTCGCCATATTCAAGGTGCTCATATTCCTAGTTTACTTGGAGACAATGTGGCGGCTATGAGAGCGCCGCAACTGACAATACTAGTAAAAAGTGTAATTATCTGAGTTTGATTAGCCATTAACGCTGTAATAGATGCAACTTTGCAGACTTCAGCAAGGGTTGCCGATACGTAGCTGGACCCATGGATCCACGTTAAACGCTCAGCCACGACTCATAAATGTTTTTCATCACCACCAAACCAATCGTCAATGACATCACCCTCGTCATATCTGATTTTTCGGTTGTATATACCCATAAATATAGAGATAATTTTCGCATATCTATGCGCACAGAGCCTCCTAGTAGGCCGCAATGGCGCCAAAACACCACCGGAGGAAGAATTGGCAAAAACCGTATACGTTTCCGGATACTACAGAAAAGACGGAACATACGTGAAGGGGTACTATCGGACAGCTCCCGATAGCACAAAGGACAACAATTACTCCACAGTTGGAAATACAAATCCTTATACTGGCGAGGCTGGCACAAAGCCAGGAGGACAAAACAGCATAAGTCCTTCCAGCTCAAATAATTCTGGATCATCAAACTCAAACGCTGGAAGCAACGCAAGCGGATCTAGTAGCACAGGTTCCACTTCGGGAATCAACCGTCGACTTTCTATTACGGTTAATGGTGACAGCCTAGAGACTGACATGTCGCCTTATGTGGGGCCAGTAAGCGGCCTGCAGAACATGCACATCGGAACAGATGAAAACGAGGCAATGGCCGGAACTGAATTTGCCGATTTCATCAACTCTCTTGGTGGAAATGACGCAATTAATGGAGGGGGCGGCAATGATGTGCTTGATGGAGGAACCGGCTCGAATTTCCTAACCGGCGGCACCGGTATAGACACATTCTTTATCGATGGTCGATCAGAAGGCGTTACATGGTCGACAATCACTGATCTTGAAAAAGGGGAATGGGTAACTGCTTGGGGTTGGAAGCAGGGAACATCAAAGCTGACTTGGGAAGAAATGAATGGCGCTGAAAATGCTAAAGGCGCAACAGCTCATATTGATTTGGATAACAATGGTACCGTCGATATGAGCATAACGTTCACTGGGAAAACATCCGGATCCCTTATCTCTGTTCCTGGTGAAGTGAACGGCTCAAGCTATCTCGCATTTATCCTTTCCTAAGTTAAGGAGGGCGGGCGCCGCTACTACATGAGCGCCAGCCCTCCCAAGCCTGCCTTGGGTTACTGAGGCAGTGAAATCCCCAGATCAGGCGCACGGTCGGGAGCGATGTGGCCCGGCCGCCACCAGAACCGTTGCCCATAGTCTTTGCGCGCCCGGTCCTCCATGCGCCGGAAGGACTGCCGGTATTCGGGGTCGGCCAGGGACTGGATGGTGTCCATCACCGCGCGGTCGGTCACGAGGCGGCTGTACCAGAGGTTCGCGCCGGGCAGGTTGTAGCGGACGAAGCGGGCCACCTCCGCGCCGAACTTCGTGGGCTCGCCCTCCAGCACCTTCCGATAGTCGGGAATCGCCAACCGGGCGGCTTGGTCGGCGAGGCCGAACACCGGCCCGGCGAGCGTCATGGGCAGGCCCTGCTGCCCGCGGTCCAGCCCCGCCGCGAAGAAGTCACCGAAGATGCCCGCGCCGCCGCCCTGCATCCACGCGGCGCCCCAGAACTTCGGGTCGTCCATCTGGCGCGGGTCCTTCCCGGTGACGATCTGGCGGGCCTGGATCGAGATGGCGCCGGCCAGGGTCAGCATGGTGGACAGGGCGGCAAGCTGCGCGACCTTCGAGCCGTTGGCGTCGATGAAGGCGCGAGCAAGGTGGGTCGTCGCCATGGTGATCGAGAACGATTTGAACAGCATCGCTGATCGGGCCATCTCGCCCATGAAGGTGCCGCGCTGCAGGCCGCCCGTGGTGAGCTGGCGCACCCGCGCGTCCGGCTCCAGCACGGCGAAGGCGCGCTCCTCGATGATGGCTTCCATCAGCCGCTCGCCAAGCTGGCGGTCGGAGACGTTGGCCGGGTCGAAGAAGAGGCGAGCGCCCTCATGTTCCACCTGCGGCGCGGCGCGGATCACGTCCCAATCCGCCGCGCTGAAGCCGTAGCGCTCCAGCATCTTCCGAAGCGGCGCGTCCACCTCGCCGAGGGGCTTCCCGGCGTTTTCGGCGACATGCCCCATCATCTGCAGCATGAAGGCGTTCTTTATGCCGTTGGTCCAGGCGGACAGGCCCTGCGCCCGAACCACGAAGGAGGCCATGCGCCCGGTGATCCCCTGCCCCACGATCTCGTCCGCGAACCGCTTGGACCCGATGGCCGAATCCATGACGGCGCTGGAGACGATACCCATGCGCAGGGCGAACACCCGGTCCGCCTCGCTGGCCGGGTTGAGTTGGGCCAGAACGCTCTCCAGCAGCTTCACCGCCGGAATGCCGTTGGCCTTGGCCGCCCAGGTCGCCATGACGGAATCGGCAGGCACGGCGGAGATGAACGCGGACCCCAGCTTGCTCGCAGTCATCCAGTTCCGGATGCCGCCGAAGATCGCCGCCGTCAGTTCGGACTGCGCGGCGCCCAGCCGGCCCGACAGCACGTCATAGGTCCGCCCGATCGCGGCAGCGCTCTCGACGGAGCGGACCGGGTTCAGCCGGGCCAGCACGCCCATGTCCCGCGCGCCCTCCGCCTTGTAAGCGGCCTCCTGGATCGCCCGGACCGTCGCGCCGTGCTTCGGCCCCAGCACTTCCGTCAGGGCGATGTCACGGGCCATGCCCTGCATGTGCCCGACCAGCAAGCCGAACAGGTCGTTCCCGACGCCGAACTGGTCGTTGTAGGCCAAGAAGGCATCCGCGTTCTGCCATTGGAAGACCCGGCGCTCGTTGTGCCGGCCGTAGGAACCGCCCTTGCCCGGCGGGGGCGGTAACTCGGACAGGATGTTGTCCCCGGCGGTCTTGATGATCGTCGCCAGCTTCAATCCCGTGGCCGGGGCGCCCGTGTCGAAGTCGATCACCTGCAGGTCGCCGCGCTCCGCCGCCTGGATCAGGTGTTCGGTCCACGCCTCCCGGCCGATCTGGCGCACGCGCCGCGCGTCGGTGACCTGCGGGTGTCGCCAATCGTCGCGCTTCACCAGATCGCCGCCGGCCCCGATGTAGCGGTCGGCGGCGAACTCGCTGGCCTCGCGCCAGCTCTTGGCAAACGACGCCGCCTCCGCGTCGTTGGTCGACGTGCCGTGCATCTCGCGGATCACGTTCCGCATGCCCGCGGTGTTCTGCGTCAGCCCGGCGGTCTTGCTCCGGTAGGCATTCAGCCCGTCCGCCATCCGACGCATGATCTGACCAAGCACCACCTCCTGCCGGGCCTCGACGTTGCTGAAAGTCGCCTTGCCCCGCATGTCGCGGACGAGGACAGCCATGCCGCCGGCGACAGCGCCGTCCGGGTGGGCCTGCACCTCGTCCATCACGCGCGCCACGGTCAGGATCTGCCGAGCCGTGCGCGCCTTCTCCCGCTCCGCCGCCTCCTTCATGATGCGGGCGGTCTCCGCGATTGCGGCGGACAGAGCCTTGTCCGGGGCCATCTCCGCGGCGTACCGGCCCTCCAGATCGCGGATGGTCCGCAGCGCCTTCTCCGCGGCGTCGCGCGACAACAATCCAGCCTCAACCCGACCGTCGAGGCACTTCTTGATGTCCAGATCCTTCATTCCGCTGCCACTCCGAAAGCACAGGCCGCGACCGTCGCGGCGTCGTTGATTGCCCGGTCCGCTTCGTCCATCAGGTCCATGGCGCTGCGTTTCTGCGCCACAACCTTTCCGGCCTCGTCCACGATCTCTTCCATGGGCACGTCGATTTCCCGGCTGGCCAGCAGGCGATTTACCTGCTGGAAAAGCGCGTCCTGCGTCTCCGGCGCGGCGGCCACCTCTTCCGCCGGGCGGGGCGATATCGGAATTCCGATATCGGGGGCGACTTCCCCGGTCATCCGCTCGCCGCGCAGGATCTGCTCCGCGCTCAGCGGCTCCCCGAACAGGCGGTCGCCGCTCGTGTTCTTCGTCGCCTCGTCCAGATAGCCGCGCAGGAAATCCGCCACGCGCTGCCGGCCGGCGGGCTTGGACAGGTCGGCATCCCGGAACAGGGCGCCCAGGAACAGGCGCGCGTTGCCCGGCAGGTCGTCGCCGAACAAGCCGCCCTGGTTCGCCAGCTCGGCGACGGCCCGGCCCTGGCCCCGCGCCTCCGCGACCATCCGCACAGCGGCCAGCAGGTCGGCGGTGGCGTCCATGCCCGGCGCCAGATCGCCGCGCACCGCCGCAGCCCGCAGCTTTGCCCACGGGCCGGCCACGTCGAGGAGGGCACCGCCGATGGCGCGGATGTCGCTGTCGGCGTCCTCGATGATGCGCCCGATGATCCCCGCGTTGCCGTAGGCCCGCCCCAGCAGCGCGCCCTGCACGCGCTTGATCCCCTCCTGGTTCAGAGCGCCATCGGCGTCCACCAGGGCGCCACGTTCGGATGCAGGCAGCCGATCGAGGAAGCCGCGGGCGAAAGAGCGGTTGGAGGCCGCGCCAACGTCGCCGCTGGTGAGGCGTTCCATCACGGCGTCGTCCAGGTGGCGGGCGTCGGCAAGGGCCTGTTCGGTTGGTGACAGGCGCGCTGCGGTGGCGGCGTTGGCCTCGCGGGCGAAGGCGGCCCGGTCCACGTCGGTTCGGCGCACCGCGACCAGCACCGGGTTCCGCATCTGCGCCGCTGCGGGGTCCTGCTGCACCGCCCACGCCCGGTAGCGGTCCGCCGCCTCCCCGCCCTGCTCATAGGCCCGGCGGATGGCGCCCACGCGCCCATTGCCGCTCTCCACCACGTTGTCCGGCCCGACGATGGGCGCGCCGGTAGCGGCATCGGGGGAGCGGCCCAGGCGTTCCGGCTGGAGGTTCGCCGCCATGTCGGCAATCTGCGCCTGAGACGCGATGCGCGTCCGGTCGCGCGGCTGCAACTCGGCTGGAAACTGAGGATTTACGCCGCCTTGCGCGTCGTGCGAGGCGATGAGGGACTCGGCCTCGACCGCTCGGTATTCCACATCAACCGGCCTGCCGGACGGGGTATAGACGCGAGCCGAGTTCGGGACTACATTTTGACTGGCCGGCCCCGCGCGACCGTCGAGAGACGAGGGGTAAGGTTCCCGACCGGTATCCTGGAGAGGGCTCCCAACCTTCAAAGGGGATTCGGCGGCGGCCGGCTTCTCCCTCGACAGCGGCTTTTCGGCGCCGGATCGATCCGGGCGCTGGACGTAGATCGTAACAAGGCGCTCGGCGTCCCCCTCGGGCATTGGAGCGAGCGCATAGACCACGGTCCGCCCCTCCCGCTCGACGCGCCATTCCCGATTCCCTCGGCCCGACCCGGCGTCGGCCTCAAAACGGCGCAGCACATCTGGCAGGGCGATTACATCGTCGCGCGTGACGCGGAATTCTGGCGCTTCCGCCGCGGCCTCCTCGCCATGGCGCCAGATGACCTTTGCCAGCCCATACCCACGCTGCCCTTTCCAGCGGACCTGGATTTCCCCGTCCTTCTCCCGAACCGGTCCGCGCTCGACCAGTACCCGCTCAATATCGCTGGGGCGCAGTTCGACCAGCGGGTTGTCCGGCGCCCCCAGCGGAGCGGCGCGCACCTCGTCATAGGCCTCGCCAAGCTGCCGTGCCTCCCGCACGATGGCCTGCACATCCACGGAGCGCCCGGCTTCCATGTCCTGCGTGGCCTTCTGGAGCGCTCCGGCGTGCGCCTGCTCGGCGGCCACGCCCGGCCCCAGCGGATTCGCCGCGCGCACTTCCTGGTCCCGCTCGGCGACGTTCAGGGCGTCCTGCACTTCGCGCGGTAGCTCGGAGCGGTTGCGGCCTCGCCACCAGTCGAGGCCGCGCCCGGCCGCCTTCAGCCCGCCGCCGATGATCGCGCCACCGGCCGCCGCCGCCGTGACGTTCCCAGCCGCTTCCGCCAGCCCATAGTTCGGATCGACCTCCTTCTTGAACGGTGCCGTCCCAGCCTCGATCACAGCCTGCGACGTGGCGGCGATACCCGCCTCGATGGCAGCGGTCTTCAGGATGCCCGCGGCCGGCGGAGCGCCCGCGAACATGCTGGCGATGTTCAGCGGGTCGGTCATGGCGCCCGCGATGTCGCCCAGCAGGAAGCCGGCGCCGCTGGCAAAGTCGCCGGGCTTCGCGGCCAGGGCGTCGCGCTCGCCCTTGACCTTCTGCGCCTTCGCCACCGCGCCGGCCTGGATTTCGTCGTCCGTGGGATAGGCCAGATCCAAGTCGGGCCGCTCGGCCTTCAGGCTGTCGAAGCGCGCCCGGATGGACTTTTCCAGCGCATCGCGGTTCGGTCCGCGGGAGGCCGCCTCCGGGTTGGCGTAGACCTCTCCCGTGGCGTCCTCCAGCCGGTCGAGCGCGGCCTGCGCCACTTCATGCCGGGCGCGCCACAGGGCGTCGGAATTGGCGTAGGCCCGCGTCTCCGCGAAGGCGGCGTGATAGCTCTCCGAGAAGGAGGGCAGCAACTCCGCAGCCGGGGCGGCCTGCGCCCGGCTCAGCGTGTCGGCGGTGTCGGTTGCGAATAGTCCAAGCAGCATGCGGCCCCTCCGTTCAGGGCATTCGCACGCAAGGCGTAGGGCCGGGACAACGCACCGAGGCACAAATTGGGCCGCCTTTCACCAGTCGACTAAAAAGCTCTACTTTTACGCGCTCCTTTTTACTGCTAAAGGTTTCGATAGATGACGGAGAACCATTGAATGGTAGAAGTAACCATCAATATGTCGCGCTAAAGTCCTTAAAAATGGAAGAAGAAAACATGAGAATCCAAGCATTAATTGCATTCGTACTCCTTTCCGGTTGTGTTGCACAAATTCAGGACCGCCCTAAGCTGGTTGGGAGACACGATGGACAGCCACTTTATAGCTTTTTCGGGTTCACCAAAGTCGGAGACACTACCGAACAAGGCGCCTATAAGGTTGTTTCTGATTACCTGAAAAAGACATGCCCTAGAGGAAATCCGAGCATTGTTGATATTACCACCGAGTTAACAAAGCATTTTTCATCTCCTTTACTGCGCTGGAACGCTACATTTACCTGTTCAGAACTCGACTCCTCCGCTGCTTCTTACTATTGAATTCATATAATTTACCTATAGGCAAGTGGCGCAAAACTACTGCGCCACCTTCCTCCCAAGGTCCAAAACAAAGGGCTGGCCGTCCGCCCCTCGTGCGAAACCGCCCCCAATCTCAACCATGTACCGGCCCGGCCCGGCGTCGTGCAGGGAGGCCAGCCGCTTGAAGTCGGCAGCCTTGATCGGGGTGCCGCCGCCGGTCAGCGCCCCGGCAAGGTCATCATCGGTCAGGGTGTCGATCAGCTTGGAGAAGCCGCTGTGATCCATCCCCGGCACGGGGGGGATGATCTTGCGATTGGTCACGCTCCAGGCCGATCCGCCCCACTCCACCACGCCGCCGGTCACGTCGCGCAGGGCCTGGATCATGCGGGTGCTGTCCATGGCGCCGCTGAAGTCCTGCGCCGCGGCGGACAGGTCCGCATACCGTGCCAGGGCCGCCCGCTCGATGGCGGATCGCGCCTGCGGCATGCTGGAGGCTGCGGTGCCCAGGAAGTCGGCCACCTCGCCCCGCACATCCTTGTCCGGCGGCAGCATCTTCTTGTCCGCCTCGATGTGGCTTTGCCCGCGGATGATCGAGGTGCCCAGCTCGGGGTTCTGCCGGTAGATCATCCCCGCCGCCGCGAAAACCGGGTTGTCGCCCGCGACCTTCTCCAGCGTGGCGGTCAGGTGCTGACCGTCGAGGGAGCGGGCCAGCGTGCCGACGAGACCGGCGCGGGTCTTCGCGTCGCCCTGGTCCCACGCGGCCTTGAGCGCGGGCAGTTCGTTGGGTGGGATGACCGATTGCGTACCCACGCCATAGTGCTCCTCGGTAATGACTGCGGCGCGCTGACGAGCGATCAGGGACTGCACCGCGCCAGCAGTATCGCCCCACGGCACTGGCGGCAGAGCGGGAACCACCCTGCGCTCCACGGCGAGGCCCAGCGGGTCGCGCTTCAGCCCCTCGCGGGTGCTGTCCAGCAGCTTGTCCAGAGCGATCAGCATCCCGGCATCTTCCGGCCCCAGCCCCTGCGCCCTCTCCCGCTGCTGGAGCGCATCAACGGCGGCCTGCTGCTGCGCTGGGGTGGCGGGGCCAAGCCGCTCCACCGTGGAGGCCCGGTCAAGGCGTGTGGCGATGCGCTCCAGGAGGGGATAATCCTTGGCGAGCGTGGCGCCCTTCATGATGGTTTCGACAACGGCCCGCGTGGGCTGAATGCCCTGATTGAGCCCGGTCTCGACTTCCGACCACTGCGCGTGCGCCCGCTCGCCGGCCAGCTTGGCGACGCCGCTGAACAGCCGCGGGTCGAGGGCGGGGACGGCGGAGACCTTCTCGGCGGCCCAATCGCGCACGTCGCCCGCCGTCATGTCCTTCAGGAAGGGGTTCGCCTTGATCACATCCGGCCCGACCAGCATTTCCATGGGCTGTTCCTCGGGCGCCTTCAGCACAGTCGAAGCCCCGCCCGCCCCCAGGAAATGAGCGAGGTAGACCGATCCGTCGTCGGTGGGAAGCCCGTTCGCGGCCAGGGCCGCGCGGTTGTCGGAAGCGTAGGCGTCCGTCATGCGACGATGAAGGGAAAGCCGCTCCTCCTTCGTGCCGCTGTCGCGCAGCGCCAGCACCTGTTCATCCGTCTTGCCGGCGGCCAGTTCGGGGGCGTGTTTGCGCAGGGTGGACACCCACGTGCTGTTGCGGAATTGGCCCGGCCCAGCGGCTGTGCTGTTCGGGTTCTTGTCCGGCCCGGTCGGTGACCACTCCGCCCCGATGATCCGGTCGGCGAGGCCCACCCCCATCGACGCGGTGATCTTCCCGGCCCGCTCGACAAGCTGGTCGAGGGGGAGGCTCCGCAGGTCCGCCAGCAGGCCAGCCCGGACGTGGGTGGCGCGCAGGGCAGCCGCCTCTCGGGCGCCACCGGCCGCCGTCAGGCGCGTCGCCACCTCCTCCACCGTTTCCGGCGGAACGTCCAGACCGGCGGTCAGGCTCGTGCCCAGTTCCCGCGCCGCTACGCGTGCTTCCGTCAGGTCCGCCTTTCGCCCGCGCTCCATCTGCGCAATGTGGGCGTCCGCTCGGTTCTCCAGCGCGATCCGTTGCGCCGGGCGCAGGCGCAGTTCCGGGTTCAGCAGCTCGCCGCGAATCCACTTTCGGGTGGCGTCGGCGCCGCGCTCGGCATAAGTCGGCGTGATCAGGGCCATGGCGTGCTCGCCGGCCGCCCGTCCGTCCAGATCCTCCAGCGCGATCGCAGCCTCGTCCTCCGCCAGCAGGCCGGACGACACCGCAGCGGCCAGCTTCGTCTGGTGCTTCTGGCGGGCCTCCTGGTATTCCGGCGTGCCAACGCGCCCGGCCATTGCCAACCCGATCACGTCGTCTCCGGACTGCTTCAGCAGCGCCGTCGTGGACTGCCGGGCCAGCCGCTCGTCGCGGGAATGCTTGGCGGACAGGACCACGCCAAGGCCGCGATTCCCCTCCTCCTGCAGCATGAGGTCGATCTGCTGGGCGAAGGGGCCGGGTGCACCCTTGATCACTCCCTTCCGGTAGCCGTCCCATTCGTTGCGGAAGGCGTCGGGGTTCTCCCGGTGCTTGTCCTGAAGTTCCAGCAGCTTCGTCCGCGCCGCGACCTCGGTCTCGCCCAGGAAGGCGACGGCCTGGCGCTTTTGCTCCTGGACGGCGAAGCGCGTTGCCGTGTCGGTGATCTGGTTGCCGACTTGGCCCAGCGTGGCCCACAGGTCCATGGTCATTCCTTGGCTCCCTTCTTCGTTGTCGGCGGGCTGTAGATATCCGCCACTGCGCCGACGCCGCGGACCAACGACCCGAACGCGCCAACGCCGCCGGCAACCAAGCTCTCACGGCTCCGGCGGGAAGCCTCCGCCGACACCAGCGCGGACTGCGACCCGTATAGCCGGTCCATTGCAGCTTCGTGCGCGAGGTCCCCCGCGTCGGCGCCGGCCTTCCAGATGGACAGCTCGTTGCCGAACCGCTCCTGGTCGAGCACCGCGATTTTGCGGATGGAATCGACCAGCGTCGCGCCCCGCTGCGCCTCAGCCTGCGCGGCACCGGTCATGGCGTCGGCGGAGCGGGCGGCATAGCCGGCCTGCTCCAGCCCGATCTGCGCGCGGCTGTCCCGGCTCACGCGGTTGGCGAGGGCCATGGCGCTGGGGCCGCTGGACGAGCCGCGCCCGGCCCTGGATGCTGCCAGGGTGGCAAGGCCGGAACGCAACTGCGCGCTCCGCTGGGCCATGGCGAACTGCCCTTCGGTCTGCGCCCGCTGTGCTTCAGCCTGGAGCGCGTCGCGCCGGTCGGCGAGCTGGCCCGCCTCCAACCCGGCGCCGGAGCGGATGGCGACCTCTTCCATGTCGAAGAGGCCGCGCCGGGCGACGCCTTGCTGGGCCTGCGCCTGGGCCAGTGGGATCTGCGAGCGCTCGATCTGCGCCGCCTTTTGCTGCGCCTGGATGGCCTGAAGTTGCGCGGATCGTGCCTCCAGCCCGGCTTGCCGGGCGCCAGCCTTGCCGGACTGGACGCTGGAATAGGCGCTCATGGCCGTGCCGGCGACAGCCGCGCCGGCGGAAATGGCTGCAGCCGTTGACGTTGCGATCATGCGAGCCTCTTAATGAAGTTGGTTTCCATGAGCTGGTAGCCGCTTCGGCGATACAGGCGGGCGACCGCTTCGGGTCGCTGGCTTTCCAAGGCGCCCATGATGATGGAGGAGGCGCCGACCTCACGCGCCCACGCCTCGAATGCGGCCTTGAGGCCCGGCCCATAGCCGGGTTCGGCGTGCCAGCCGATTTCCTGCGCGACCAAGTGATCGTGCGCGAAGTAGAGGGGGTGCGCGCCGGCAACCAACATGCCGACGGCTCTCCCCCCTTCCTCCGCCACGAACACCGCCCCCATGGGCGATGCCATGAGGGCATGGAAGGTGTCGGCCATGGCGTCGTCGGACCATTCGGCGATGCCGGCCATTCCGGACAGCCCGTACATCGCTCGGGCGTGCTCAAGCAGCGCCGGAAGGTCATCGGATGTGGCGCGGCGGACCATCAAACGGAAACCTCCATGGACAGGCCCAACACCGTCATGGGCAGCGGCTCCGGGGCCTGGATCGTGATCGTCGGGCGACGAGAGCGGCCCAACAGACGGAACTCCTGCGGGCCGTTGCGCTGCGGCGGGGCCTCCGACAGGTCGTCGGTGACGGCGTAGGCGGTCAGGGTCTGCCCGGAGACCGACAGGCGGAAACTGTCCTGCAGCTCCACCCAAACGCGGCAGATGCGCATGATGTCGTGGACGACGGGGCCGGCCCGCCCCTGCACGACTGGCGGGAGCGTCTCGATTGCCCACGGGAAGTCCAAGCCCACGTCGTAAGGGCCATCCGCCGCCGGGTCGGTCTGGGGCAGGCCGCCAAGGGCGTAGCGCCCCGCAACGACATGTGCGCCGGGCGTGGTCCCGTAGCGCGCCGCCGCCGCGTCCAGGTCGGTGTACGTCGTCGCGGCATCGAGCGACAGCAACGGGTCCACCTTCTCCAGAAGATGCTTGTCGACGCCATCAACGCTCCGGCGCGTGACCAGGAACAGTTCGTCCCCAAGGGCGGCGGCGGAGCGCACGAACCCGGAGATGGTCCAGGGAACGAAGGATCTGACCTGCTGGCTTTCCAGAAGCTGCATGCACGCCATGGTGCCGTCGCTGTTCACGAAGAAGCCGTAGGTCTCCACGCCGCCGTACCAGCCGGTGGTGAAGGTTGCATCCAACGGGGCCTTGATGGTGTGGGAGGCCAGCAGCGAGGTCGGCGCGCCGGTCCACTGAGCGGTGGTGTCGCCCGTCGGCGACAGCTTCACGATCGTGCTGCCCGTCACGAGGATCACGCCGTTGTCGAAGGGCTCGGCACGCGCGCTGCTGGCCGGCCAGGGCGAGCCGAAGGGCAGCAGGCCGAAGTTCGCAGGGGTGAACGGGCGGGACGGCGATTCCGCGTTGTAGTAGGCCCCGCGGTCCGTCAGCACCAGGAGCTGTTCCGTGCTGACCACCTGAACGATGCGCTGCGCCGCGGCGTCGCCGATCAGGTCGATCACGGCGTCGGTGTCCAAGGCATCGCCGATGTCGAAGTCATAGAGCGCGTCGGTGCGGGAGGCACAGACGATGTTCGGGACGGCGCGCCCGCCGGCCAGGATCAGGCGTCCGCGATGCAGGGCGACAGCCGCCGGATAGCCGTGGACCGGGCCGTAAAGCTGCTCGTCCCAATTTCGGGACGGAGCCGGATCGACGGCAGCAACGGCGGTCACCTTCGCCCGGCTCTCCGGACCGGTGACGTATTCTCCGACCTTGAACCCGCCGACCCGTTCCTCGACCACGATGCGCAGAACAGTTCCGGACGGCATCGCGACGACCTCTCCGCGCGCGCCTGTCTCGTCCCCCTCGACCACCTGCCCGACCTGCCAGCCGGCCGCGTTGTCCACGGTCACGTCCTGCGACGGCGGCAGCTCGTCCACGACGGTGGCGTTCGCGACGGTGCTGCTGGAGATGCTGTTGATCACGATCTCGCGCCCGGCGTAGCGCACGCGGGACCCGACATGCCCGCTCTGCCACCATCCGCCGGAAGCGATCAGGGTGATGCCCCCCGTCCGGGCGGACGGCTGCAGCGTGATGCTGTCGGGCGCGACCTTGAAGTATGGCTGGTGCAGGCGCCCTCCCAGGCCTGCCGGCATGGCGAAGGCAATGGCTTCACGCGCCCATGATGACGGACCGGTTCGGGCAATCCGCTGAACCGGGAAATCCGGATGGGCGAGAAAAAGCGTGTTGGCCGATTGGAACCACGTCGCGGCGCGCGCCTGGGCGACCGACCAAGGGCACCCCGTCAGCGTGCCTGCGGGGGTGCCATCCTCGCGGAAGGCGTCCATGCGGCCGGTGGACAGCACGACCACGTATTTCGTGGCCTCGTCCACCGCCCAAGGAATCACGCGGCCATCCGCGACCAGTTCGGCAAGCCACCGTGTGCCCTCGCGGCGACGGGCGCCTCCGCCGACCAGAAGGCGGCAGTTGGTCATCCGGCGTGCCCCGGCCTGATACTGCTGCACGTCGTGGCGCATGGCCAGCGAGGGGTCAAGCTCTCCGGCGGCGAAGCTGGTCTGGACGATGGTCGTCTTAGCCACGACGCGCCCCCTTGATCGGATAGGTGAACGGGTTCGTCGGCGTTCCACCCTGGGCGGAGCGGAGAGCCGCGCGGCGCCCCTTGAGCGCTGCGGCTTGGGCCGCCGCGGCGCCTTCCTGGAACTTGTCGGCCAGGGCCGGGAAGAGAACGGCGCACAGGCGCAGGATCACGAATTCGCGAAACTGCGCCGGCCATGCCGAGGTGGCAGGGCGATACAGGATCGTCGCGACCACCTCCGCATCGGGCGTGGCGTCGCACAGCAGCTTGTCGGCAAGCCGCTCGTGCTCGATGGGCGCGCCGGAGACGGTCACGCCCTCGACCTCCAGTGCATCGACGGGGAGCTGATAGACCGCGCTCCAAGGGGGCGGCGCCTCGCCGGACAGCCGGTTCAGCACCCGTTGGGAACGGGCGAACTTCCACCGGGACTCCGACAGGCAGTCGGCGACCACCTGCCCGTAGTTCTGCGCCAGGATCAGGGATTCGGTCGTGCCGTCATCGAACGAGGTGATGGTCTGCGCAGCGCACCGCGTCAGCGCGGCGTTGCACAGATCCAGATCGGATGCGGGGGCGGTGCTCATGCCCATACCCTCCGGCGCTTTTCGATGGGGACCGACACGACGAACGGCGCGGCTGCAATCAGGATCGCCGCGGCGTCCGGGTGGTTGTCGGCGAGCAGCAGGTTGGCGTGGCAGCGCGTGTCGATGTCGGCGGGGGCGACGGTGTTGCCGTCGTAGTCCAGCACCGCGTCGACACGGACGAGGGCGCCGATCGGGTCCAGGTCGTGCCGCGCATCGGGCGGGCCGGTGAGCACCCACCCATCGGCCGCGCGCAGCCAGGGCAGAGCGTCGGCGAGCGCCTGCTCCGTGTCGGCACGCAGGGTCAAGTCGATCATGTCGGCACCTGGAGGGCTGTCTTGGCGGCGGCGGAGAGAAGTCCGGCGGGATAGAAGCGCACCCGCCCGACGTGGCGCATGCCGGCGCGCGGGGTCAGGCTGTAGGAGCCGGAAACGGCCACGGCGTTGCGCCATTCGGCCCCGGCCCAATCCTGCACCAGCACGTCATAGGAGCCGTCCGGCACGGCCAGCGTGACCGTCTCGGCAGGGCGAGTGGCGGCGACTGTGGTGGTCGGGATGAAGCTGGTCGGCGACGATCCGGTCTCGATCTGCGGCCCCCAGATGATGCGCGTGCCCTCGTTGATCGCTTGGTCCACGAATGGACGCGCGTCGAAACGCAAGGTGGTGTTTCCGGAGCCGTTGTTGGCGAGTGCCAACCAATACCGCCAGTACCCGCCCCCGGCTGGCTCGACGCCGTAGATGCTCGTCCCCGTGACGGTGCTGATGCTGCCGTTCGCCGCATTCCCGTACAGCACCGCCGTGATCGGCGTGATGCCCGAAGTGTATCCGAGAGCGATGCAGAAGCGGGATCCACCCGTTCCTGGCGCGACGAACATGCTGACCGTCCTCGTGACGGTATCGTTCGCCACCGTCACGTTTTCTCGAACCAAGCGGTCCGCCCCGGTCGTTGCCGAATAGATCGACATGGAGGCGGCAGAACCGTCCGGCGACCCGGCCACGCCGCGGGTGATGACCATGTTGCCCAGGGGATCCAGCCACGACGCCGCGTCGCTGACGGCCTTGGACAGGTTGGTGGCTGGCGCCGGCTCGACCACAAGCCCAGCAGGGACCCACACCCCACCGACCCGCCGATAGTCGAAGCGCGGCGCATCGGCAGCGGCGGTCAGCAGCGTCCCCGTGGGACCGTTGAACGTGCCCCCGCCGGAGCGGGTGACCGTCACGCGGCCATCAAGGGACGCCATCAGTCTGAAGTTCAGATCCAGCACGGCAAGCGCGCCCTCCACCGGCCAGACCCCGTAGGTCCGTGGCGAGGGAGCGACGAACACGCTCACTGGCTGATCCTCCAGTTGACCGTGCCCGAGGTGTAGGAGGAGCAGATCAGCCGGTACAGGACGCCGGTTTCCGGCTCATCGCAGACCAGAGACACGGAGGCGGTGAAGGCATTCGCCGTGCCATCGGGCCGGGTGCAGTTCAGCCACGTCGTACCGCCGTCGAACGAGCGCTCCAGCGCCACGGTCGCGACAAAGGCCCCCCAGATCGAGACGTTGAACTTGCCGCGCGGCGTGGCCTCGCCACCGCTGCCGATGCCCGTGAATGCGCCGCCAACTGCGTATGCATCGTCGCGGGCGGTCGGGTGTTTCTTGCCCATGCTGCACCTCCGTTGTTCGGAGGGACTGTGCCGCCGCTCATCAGGGCCGACCAACGCACCCAAAAATGCAGAAGGACGCCCCAGGCGGTGGGGCGTCCTTCTTCTCCAACGGCCCTGGAGGCGGGTGGGCCGTCAGGTCTTGTCGGTCTTGGCCGCTGCCTTCGGCTGCTGAACGGGCGGAGCCGGCGCCTTCTCCTCAGCCTTCGGCGCGGTCGCGGCGGCAAGCTGGGCCTCCAGCTCCGCAATGCGGGCCTTCGTCGCCTCAACCACCGCATCCGCGGCGTCGCGCTCCTCCTGCACGATGACCAGCGCCTGCTCCAGGTCGGTAATGCGGGAGAGCGCGGCCGTGTGCTCGGGCTCCGGGATGACGCCCACTGCGGGCTTTTCCAGCGCCCCAACAGCTTCCACGCCCCAGCCGATCGGCTTCATCCACGGAGCGAGGTCGGACTTGGCGGACAGCTCGAAGGTCTCGCCGGGACGGCGATGGCGGTCGCCGTAATGGCCCGCATTCCGGGCGGTGACGGACAGCTTCTGCGACATCACGCGCTCCTTATCGCGGCAGATAGACCGGGATCACGTCCACCTTGCCGGAGGCCGCTGCGTCCGTGGTGGTGATGACCGCCTTGACGAACTTCCGGACGGTGCTCGGCAGGGCGAACCTGCCGAGCTCCGTGTCGGCGGCCAGGGCACCGTTTCCGCCGGAGGCCGTCAGGGTGTAGACGGTCCCCAGGTCGGACCAGGACGAGCCATCGGCGGAGTGCTGGAGCTTGATCGTCAGCGTCGCAGCGTTGGCGATGGTCACCGCGGTGTTGACGCGGGCCACCGCCTCGACGGCGCCGTTGATGCCCGACAGCTCGACGCCCCCGCCGTTGCCGTCCGCCGACGTGTTCTGCGGCAGCGTCTGCGCCTTGGCGAAGTTCTGCCCGTGGATATCCACGTAGTGGCGCAGACCATTGACCTTGTACATGGCCGATTCCCCTTCGATCAGGACAGGATGACGCGGCCTTCGGTGCCGTCGTACAGGTTGTAGCTGGACAGGATCGGCACGCCATCCCAGGCGAGCACCTTCCGCGTGATGTTGGTGTCTTCGGGACGCATCTGGACGCGGTCCTTCTTGAAGGTCCGGCCCAGAAGGTTCTGAACGCGCTGGTGCATCAGCAGCATCGTCCGGCCCGAACCGGTCGCTCGGACGTCCGCCAGCAGGTCGTCGATCTGGGTGTCGGTCGGCAGCTTGTTGTTGGCGATGTCGATGTTGACGATCGCGCCGACATTGCGCACGCCGGTGAGCTGGAAGCCCAGATCCGACTTCATGCGCACGCCGTAGCCCAGCACCCCACCGCCGATGTCATAGAGGGCGCCGCCGTTGATCGGCGTGGTGTCGAACATCGTGCCGTTGCCGAATCCCTTGGGATTGTAAAGCCCCGAGCAGACGCCTTCCTCGAAGCGAACGGCGATGATGCTGTAGTTGGCCGAACCCGTGCCGCCCGCATCGTAGACGGTCTTGGTCGTGGCGCCGGCACGGAACCGGTCGATGGCATACTGACGCAGGTTGTCGTAGACGATCACGCGCTCGGTGTTCATGCCGGTGTTCTTCAGAACCGGGCCGGAGCGGTCGGCGAAGTACTTCTCCTTGCCGCCATACTGGCGGGCCTTGTCCTCCGCCACGGTCATCTGACCGCCCATCTTCGCCAGATCGAAGCGGATCAGCTTCGTGGTCGAGTTGACGGCGGGCAGCGGCGCGTCCATCGCGACGAAGCCCATCGCGTCGGCGTTGGTCAGTTCTTCGGCCACGTGCCACATGTCGTGGGTGGTGGACGAAAACGGAATGAGGTCCAGGATCGGAGTCTCTTCCGTCAGGTGGTCGATCTGCTTGGGCTGCTTCTTGCTGTACTCAAGCGCCACCGTGCGCAGGGTATCGAGCGGCATGGAAGGACTCCGTTAATTCTTGAAGAGCGACTTGAAGTAGGCTTCTTCCGACATGGCCTCGCCTCCGCTGCCATGTGCCGACGGGATGCCGGCGTTCGCCCGCGCGATCAGCGCCTCGATGGCCTGGAAGAGGCCGGCATCGACGGGCAGCCGCTGCGCCAGGACGGTGTGATGGTCGGGCAGGTTCGCCTTGATCCAGCCGTCCATGGCGGTGAACCGGGCATCGCGGTTCGGGCCGAGCTTGGCCTGTTCCGCCGCGATATCCGCGGCCACCTGCTGATGCTCCTTCGCCTGCGAGTCGACGTAGGCGGCCAGCAGCTTCGACAGGCCGACCTGCGGCAGTCCGAACTCGTGAGCGATGGCCCGGACCGACTGGCCCAACGGCGTGTCCGCCTGCTCGAAGGTCAGGCCGTCCGGCAGTTTGAAATCGGCGGGCAGCTCCAGCTTGTAGCCGTCGGGGCCTTCGGGGATGCTGGCGCGGCGCGCCTGATCGTCGGAGACCAGCTTGGCGAGGTCTTCGACCTTCAGCGCGCCCTTCTCGCCGTCCCAGAAGGACTCGAGCCCCGTCGGCGCGGCCGGCGCGGGAGCGGGCTGGAGGCTCTCCGGCTGGAGCGGTGCTTCTGGAGCGGGGGACGGCGCGGGCGGGTCGCCCGTGGGACCGCCGCCCTCCCCCTCCGGGGCGAAGGCGACGGAGACGAAGCCGGGACGGCGCGGGCCGCCGGGGTTGGCGAACGAGCAGCGCGGGCCGTCAGTCGGTCCCGGCCAAGCCGGCGCGGAGGTCAGAGGGATCGGTGCGGGTTCCATCGGCGGTCCACGTTTCGATTGCGTGGACAAGCTGCCTCTGGCCCTCCAGATGGAACAACGCACTGGCCGATGCGTCGGGGCCGAGCACGCGGTCCTTCGTCCGGCGGCGCAGGGCGACCAGCAGTTCGCGGCCCTGGCCGGTGGCGAAGACGGCCGCACACAGGCGGGCCATTTCGGCGTTCGCGCGGGCCTCAGCCGCCGCGCGCCGCTCCTCGTCCGAAGGGGCGCCCCGCCGCGCCCTGGTGGCCTTCTCCCGATCTTCCCAACTCATTGCGGCTCCACCGGCGGCGCCTGCAGCGCCTGTTGCTGGGCGATGATCTGCTGAACCTGCGCCTGAGTGCGGACCAGCTTGGCCGGGATGTCGTAGAGCTTGGCGCGGTACCGCAAGGCCTCCTCCATATCGATCCACATCGCCGTGGTTTCCGGCCCGACCGTCTGCGAAGTGGTGACCAGAAACTGGTCCACGCGCTGGGCCTCCGATTGCTGCATGGCCTTCAGCAGGGGCGACTGCGCCCGGAGCTTCACCGGCTGGCCCTTGAACCGGATCTGCGCGGGGAGCTTCCCGCGGGCGCGCAGCAGGAAGGCGAAGCGCAAGAACAGCGGGCGCAGCAGTTCGGTCACCAGCCGGCCGACCGGGGCGCCCATGCGCTTAGCCTTCGCGGCGGCCTGTTCCTGCCATTGCGTCGCCGTCGGCGGGGTCAGGCCGTTCTGCCGCGGCGCGTCCTGGAACAGGGCGTCCCGGATGCGCGAGCGCAGATCCTGCAGGCTGAACTGCGACACGTCGAAGTTGGCGCCGGACACGATCGGCCGGATTTCGGAACCCTGCGCCATGGGAATCCACGTCCCCGGCGCGATGCCGCCCGACACGTCGATCACGCCGTCGTCGGGGTAGGAGGTCACCGGCTGGAGCGCGTAGTCCAGCGCCTCCAGCATGCGTTCGGTAACGTAATTCGCCGTCTTGACCTCGGGCAGCACACTCATCAGCGGGCCGTGGCCCCATGCCGTCTTGGCATCGGTGTCCCAGCGCGCGACGATGATCGGACAGGCGCCCTCCCCGACCAGTTCACGCTGCACCAGCGCCTTGCCGCCGGACAAGACGGCGTATTTCCACACCTCGTCATCGCGGCGGGTCAGGTCGCGGTACAGGCCGTCGGTCACGTCGACTTCGGCTTCGCCGGTCTTGGGCAGGCTGAACGTGTTGGCGTCGGGCCAGAGGATCGGCACCTCGTCCGCGCGCAGCTTGAACTTTCGCCACCGGCCGTCCACCCGACCATAAGGGCCGCGGTCGACCAGCAGATCGGAAACGCTGATGGCCTCGACGTGGATCGGCTCCGTCGGGTCGATGTCCTGCACCAGCAGCGCCATGGTGCCAACGGCGAGGTCGGCATACCCGACCTGGAGCGCTTCATAGAGGTTGGACGCGGCCATGGCCTCCATGACGGTCGCCTCGATTTCCTCCAGCGGGCCTTCCAGCTCGCGCAAGGCCGCATCGCCCAAGCCCTGGTCAGGCTCCAGCCGCATCCAGGTTGCCGACGGCGGGGTGAAGGTGGACAGCAGGTCGCCCGCGAAGTCCTTCACGCTGACGACCGCGGTGCCGTCGAACACGTCGTCCTGTGCGGTCGGATCGTCCTGGTGCCGGTCGGTCAGGTGGCGCCACGGCATGGCGAGGCGGTAGCAGTCGTCCAGGCGCCCTCGGCGGCGCTGCTTGTCCTGGTCGGCGCGCGCGATCCGGCGCGTCAGGTCGCGCGGGGCGGACGGCGGGGTGGTATTGCCCATCAACCGGCTCCCACGGTGCTGCCGGCGGTGCCGATGTTCCCCAGCAGGCCGCGCGCTCCATCGCCGCGGGCACGTCGACGGCGGGTTTCTTCGGCCAGCACCCCTTGCTTTTCGCGGGCGGCCAGGGCGTCGGCCCGTTCCTTCTCTCGCGCGGCCAGAGCGTCAGAGCGCTCCTTCTCGCGGGCGGCCAGCTCGTCCGCCGCCTTCTGAGCCGCCTGCGCGGCGGTCTTGGCCTCTTCAAGCTCACGCTGACGGCGGGCTTCAATCTCCGGATCGATGGTCGGGGCGGGCGTCGGCTCCGGCGCGGGCGGCGGCGGGGGCGGCGGCGGGATGGAGGGGGCTTTCGGCTTCATGAAACCCATGGCGTGGCGAGTCCTCGAATGCGGCTGTGGCGCCCATTCTCAGAAGCTGCCGATGCAAGCCGGACGGGGACAACGCACCCCGGACGCCCAACAGCGCCGACACGGCGCCGACGCACCCTCCGGTGACGGGCTGGAACATGCGGCGCGCCCGCGGGGCGAAGCGCAGAACGCGGCCGGCGGACGCCCCGATCAGGTCGGCCAGCTTGGCGCCGGCCTCGCCCTGGTCGAGCAGCAGGATCGTCGTGCCGGTCGCCCGGGGATCGAAGATCACCCACCGCTCCGCCTCGGCGTCATAGCCGGCGGCCAGCACGTGCCGAAAGCCGGGCCGTGTGAACAGGTCCCACCACGCGAACCGCTCGCCATCGGCGAAGAAGACGAGCCATTCCCTCACCATCGGCGCGGCTTCCCAGTCGGCTTGGCGAAGGGGCGGTAGGCGGTGCGGGTGTTGGTCGGCTTCTTTGGTTCGGCGGAGCCTGTCAGCAGCGCCCGGCCCGCGCCGCCTCCGATCAGCAGGTACTGGCCGGCGTCGTTCACGTGGCTGTGCTCGTCCTTCACCGGCTGGTCGGTGTAGCGGTCGGCGCCCGCCAGCTTCATTTTCCGGTACCGGTAGCCCCATTCCATCGAGGCGGCGTAGCGGGGGCACGTCGGGGAAATCAGGAAGGCCGGATAGCCGTTGACCAGGCGGTTCAACTCCGCCTCCACCGCCTCCTTCCGGACCGTGGTGTCGTTCGTCGGCGCCGGCTGAATCGGCAGGCCGCAGGCGCGGAAGATCATGAACGGGGACCGCTCGTCGCTCTGCGCCCGCTGGTCGCCGGCCGGGTCTCCGAACAGGCTGAATTTGAAGCCGGGGAAGCGGCTTGCCAGCTCCGCTTTCAGCAGCGGGGCGAAGGTCACCGCGCCCATGCCGGCGTCATCCTCCGCCACCAGTTCGTGCAGGATCAGCCACCGGCCCATGACGTGCTGGCCGAACACCGCGGCGGGCGTCAGGCCGAAATCCACGCCGACCAGGATCGGGTGCCCTTCGACCGGCTGCAGCGGCTGCTTGGCGATGTGCAGATCGGGCCGGAACATGGGGAAAACCGGCTTTCCGGTGCGAGACCGGCCCAGCTTGTTGCAGAGCGCGATCCGAACGTCGTGGATGGTCTGGCCGCGGGCGGCCTCCAGATAGAAGTTCTTCCCGCCGGGGAGCCATGCCGTGTTCTCCGCCACCGGGTTCGGCTCGAACCGGACGTGGTTTCCCGCGTCGTCGGTGATTTCGACCAGCCCGCCCGGCTGGTTCCAGAATTCCCAGCCCTCCGGCTTCACCAATTCCCGCTTTTCGTCGTCCGACAGCTTGGAGGGAATCGGCACGTCGCCGCGCATGATGGGAATCCAGTGGTCATCCGCCGGCGCGTTCGTGTCGAGGATCATGATCGGGTAGCTCGGGCCGCCGTCCATCACCGCGGGGAACCGCCCGCGACGGCGCCACAGGCCGCCGATGACGCGGCGGGGCAGTTCGCGCGCCTCGTTCACCCAGATCGAGGTGAATTCCAGCGACAGCACCTTGTGCAGGGCGCCTTCATCGTCCAGCGCGACGAACCACACGTCGCATTCCACGTCGCCCGCGCGGATTTTGTGGCAGAACGGCGCCGTTTCCAGGAACTGGCCATAGGTTTCGGGCGGAAACAGCCGCTTCCAGGTCTGAACCGTCGTCAATTTCAGGTCGTTGAAGGTGTTGCGCACCACCAGCATGCGCGTCCGCCGGATGCCGTCCTTCTGCGGCGCCTGCCGGATCGCTGACATCCACAGCTTCATCGCCGAAGCCGTCGACTTCCCGGACCCCTCCGGCCCCTGGATGCACAGCAGCAGCGCCGTGCGGTTCAGCAGGAACTGGCGTAGCGTCTCGCCGTCGGGCTTGTAGACGCTCGCCCCGCCCTTGATCGCCTGCTGCGCGCTCGTGCTCATCGCCTCACCATCGGAAAGAATGTTGCGGGTTCATGGGGTTGGGCAAAATCGTGAGGGGATGGCCCGCAGGACGAAGGGCGCGCGGGTTTTGCCCCTCCCCCCGCCCGCGCCTGCCCGCCGCGTGGCCCCCGGGGGTGGGGTCGGGCCGCCGGGCCGGCTGGGGCTGGGCCGGGGTGCGATCAACCTGCGCTGGTGCCTTTCACCCTCTCTTCGCGTCATCCCTTGCGCGACTTTGGCCGAGAGGGGAGAGGGGAGGGGAGCGTACGCGCGGGGCCTGTGAAGCCTGCTTCGGCGCGTACGATAATTCCTCATAACCGCCCTTATGGAAAATGGGCTATTCATCGGCTGACGTACGGCCCTCGATGACCGTCGCGCCCTCCCCTTCGATCACCGGGCCTGACGGGCTGAGGTCGATCACCCATCCGACCTGGAGGTTGCCGTTCAGGTTCACGTTGGCGTCGATCCGATCCCCGTAGACCTTGGGCTTGCGCTTGGCCGCCAGCCACTTCAGTGCGTCGATGGCCGTTCGCCCGGCCTGCGCATCCAGCTTGCCGGCCAGCACCTGCTGCGCGGCGTCGGCCACCTTGTCCGCGTAGCTGTCGCCCTGGACTTCGCGTGCGCGCGCGTAATCGTTAGCGAGTTGAGGATCACTCCTGATCCACTCGAACACGGTCGGCTTGCTGGGCGTATCGGTGAGAGCGCAGAAGGCGTCGAGGGAGCCGCCGTCGGCGATGTGCTGGAGGAGGCGCTCCCACGCTTCGGCGCGGCGTTCAGGGGTCCAGACACGTGGCCGCTTCGGGGCGGCGTGGTCCGGGAGGTTGATGCGGTCGGGCTGGGGCGTGGCGTCGGTCATGCCGCGGAGGATAGCGGCGGGCTGGCGGGGTTCGTAACGCACCGCAGGCGTTTATTGGGGAGGGACGCGCGCGAGGCTTGCTCACGTTTCGGAAGGGCTGTCAAGAGACTTGCAATCCGCCCAGGATTTCCAACGGGTTCAGCGAAGGCCAACCGGCTGTTAGGGCAAGGGGGGTGCGTTAACAGCCGGTTCGGGGAGGGGCTACCGTGCCCCCATGACCGGCGATGAATTCCGATCCTGGCGCGAGCGCCACCGCATGACGCAGCCCCAGGCCGGCGTGATCCATTGCGTGAACGAGCGGGTCATCCGCCGGTGGGAAGCCTACGGGCCGGGCGACGCGCCCATGGACCCGCGATCGGTCATGCTGTGCGCCGCGTGGGATTGGCTGCTGCCCGACCGCCGCAAGCAGCTCCTGAAGCTGGCCCAGCGCCAGAAATGAAACGACCGCCCCGAAGGACGGTCGCTGTGGTGGTCAGGGAGCGCCAGGAGGCTTTGGCGCGTGCAAGATGCCCTCGATCCATACCTCTGCCGCGGAGCAGGCCGGCAGCAGCACGCCGTGATCGTTCACCGCCGTGTCGGACATGCCCAGGCACATGCCGACGGTCGGCACCTTTGGCACGACGGCGAATCCGTTCCGGTCGAGGTGCCGGTAGAGCCGCCGCAGCGCGGCGTTCATGATCCAGGAAGCCACGCGCGACATCACCCCTCCGCCAGTTCGTACTGCGCCTGCCGCGTGTCGTCGGAGCCGCGGGCGGCCCAATCCTCGAAGTGCGGCCCCGGATAGACCAGCTTCAGTGCAGGCTCGCCCTGCGCCCCGATGTCGGTCGTGGGCGTGTAGCGGCTGGCCTTCCCTTCCAGCCAGCGTGCGCCGTCGAGGTCGCAGTCCCGCAGGAAATAGAGCTGGTCGGCGTTGCGGTTCATGCCGGTGCGGCTGACGGCGGTGGCCTCCCCGTCGTCGGTGAGCTGCGCCAGGATCAGAACCCAGATCCCCAAGCGCTTCACCGTGGCGGCCAGCCATTCGGCGACGCGCCGCAGGTGTTCCTCCTCCGACGTGCCCGGCGGGCGCCCGGTGACCAGCTGCCAGTAATCCACGATCACCCCGGCGCAGCGGTGCCGGTACTTCGCAGCGAGGATCTCGGTGCGCAGCCGGTCCATCGTGCCGCCCGGCATGTCGACGTAGACCACGTTGTCCAGCCGCTCCGCCGCCGCGGTGGCGGCATACTGGCCGGCGCGAGCGAGGATGGTGGCGTGCACGTGCCCGATCAGCGCCATGCTGTGGGTGCCGAGTTCGCGCGCCACCTGCCGCTGTTCGATCTCCAGCGCGCCCATCTCCAGGGCCAGATAGGCGTGACGGACACCGGCCCGGTTCAGGGCGTAGCTGATTCCCCCGGCCAGGGCGGACTTGCCGGCCTTGCCCTTGCCGGCGATGCAGTACATGCGCCCGGCGTAGAGGCCACCGCCCCAGGCCCGATCGATGCTCGGATAGCCGGTGGAGAACACCCTGCCCGGCTTCTCCATGCCCGCGACCATGGCTGCCAGCACCTCGGAACGGGTCCGGGCCCCTCCACCGTCGACCAGCCCTTCAGCCTCCCCGATCACGACGGAAACGGCGTCCTCGATGCGATGGGCCTCGTCCGCCATCACGACGGCGCGCAGGCCGGTGTCGATCAGCCGGCGGCGGGTGGCAAGCTGGCGAATCGTGTCGGCATAGTCGATCACCGCGGAGGGCAGCCCCGCGGCCCCGGCGAGCCCGGCGAGGTAGGCCCGGCCCCCGCCGACCTCCTTGAGCACGTCGTCACAGGCCGTCGCCACGTCGCCCAGCAGCCGGTGATCCACCGCCCTGCCCTGCGACACGCGCTCGGACACGGCGCCGTAGATCGCGCTGTGCACCGGATCGGCGAAGTCCTCGGCGGTCACCCGCCCGACGGTGCGGCCGAAAGCGGCGGGCTGCGTCAGCAGGGCGCCCAGCAGCGCCTGCTCGACCTCGGGGTTGGCGTGGCGGTCCAGCATGCGGGAAATCGCCGCGGTGTTTCGCAGTTCGGCGAAAGCGGTGTCCATGGGTCAGACCTCGGTGGGGGTGTCGAAGAACAGCGGGATCTCGGAGAGGGAGGAGGCTTGCCGCTTGGCGTGGGTCGGCGCGTTGGCGTTCACCGGCGGCGGCTGGCCAGCGGGGAATTTCCGCTCGGTCACCGGGCTGATGCAGTCGTTCAGCCACGTCGCCTTCCAGTCTCGCTTCAGGCCCTTCGAGCCCGGCAGGTCGCTCCAGTAGTTCCGGAAGTTCTCCCAGCGCAGGCCCAGCACGCGCTTGGTCAGCAGCGGCATCTGGTGCTTCTCGCGGGTGTGATTCGCCGCGGTGGCCCACTCGTCCGGCAGGTCGCCGTCGGGAACGCGCGTGCCCCGCTTGGTCTGCTTGGCGGGTTCGGGCGGATTGTCGTTGGCCGGGGACGTGATCACCCCTTGCTCGGAAAGATCGGGCAGCGCGTCGCCCGGCAGGGCGCGCACAGACTCTTCATTCCCTTTATTCCCTTCATTAGTATTTGCCTCACTGCTGCCTCGGTGCTGCCTCACTACCGCCTCACCGCCTGCCTCACTCGGAGAGACAGGAACCTGATATTCATCGTAATTACAGATGGTTATGACCATCTGCCCTGCCTCACTCTCTGTCTCGATCATTTTCTCGTCGGCCAATCTGAGACAGAAGCGACGCACCTTCTCGGCGTCCCAACCCCAAGCCTTCGCAAGGAAGCGCAGCGAGAACGAGAGCTGACCGCGGCGCAGCGCCACCGTCTTTCCGGCAATGTTCTGGCGCTCATACTTCCAGCAGGCATGCTCGACCAGCCACACCCAGGCCGCGCGCCGGCAGTAGGGCTCACGCGCGCCACCGAAGGCCGGATGGTCGAGCCACCCGCGGTGCATCAGGTAGAAGCCGCTCACGATGCGCTCAGCTCCTCGGCAAGCCGCTTCAGCCGGGCCGCGATTTCGCGGATGCCGTCGCGGTCGAAATCGTGCTCGGTGGCGATCAGGATCAGATCGTCGGCAGCCCCGGCCAGCCGCGCGGACGTGGACGGCGGGGCGACGCGCCGGCGGGGATTGGTGACCGGCAGGGTGGTGACGTTGCTCATGCAGATGCCCTCCGCACCACCTCGGCCCACTCCGCGCGCCAGGACGGCGCGTTGCTGTTCGCCGCGGGCGGGTGCGCCGGGTGTTCCTTCGACCAAGCGCGGATATCGCCATGGTCCCAGGCCCAGCCGCCGGCATGCGGGCGGGCGCGTTTGCGGATCTGGTCGCGCATGGGTGTGGTGTTGCTCATGCTGCGGTGGCCCTCTGGTTCTGGTTGGCGGCGCGGCGGCGCTTCGCCTGCTGCTGGCGCTTCCGGCGGGCTTCATGGAGCCTCGGCAGATCTGCGACGCGGCGGCCGGAAGTCTCGTACCGGAGGAGGTGAACGGCGTCGGCCTCGTCATGGCTGCGGACCGCGTACCCGGCGGCGCGGGCAGCCGCGACCATGGCGTCCTTGTCCGCGTTGCCGTTGCCCGTCGCGAATCCCTTCAGCGCCTTCACGTCGACGCTGTGATAGTCGATGATCCGGTTGCGCTCCGCGAAGTCGAGCAGGACGCCGACGAGGTTGTGATGCACCTCGTTGGCCGCGCCGGGCTGACGGAAGGCATGCTCCCAGATGATCGTGTCGATATCGCCAAGCCGGGTGAGCTGGTCGACCAGCCACACCCGGAAGGCATGCAGCCGCACGCCCTGGCGATTTCCCTTGGACAACTCCACCCGACCGGATTCGACGCTGCCATCGGCGCGTTGAACGGCCCATCCGAGAGCGGTTCCAACGTCCAGCGCCAGGACAATGCGGTGCGTCATCGTCAGGCCGCCACGTTTCCGGAGGACTCGCGCGGCTCGTCATCGTCGTTGGCCGGCTTCGGCGTGGCGCCCGGACGCTCCCAGGCGCGGGCCTTGCCGTCCTTCTGGTCCGCCCACCCGCGCTGGATGTGCTTCTTCGCGCCCTCCGTGTGGCCCTCGCAGACCTCGGTGATCGACTTGCCGGCCTCGCCGCCGTCGTAGCCCAGGTGGTAGAACTGCACCGTCTCCAAGGCGCTCAGCCGCCCGCGGCGGGACTTCTCCTCGGTCGCCGGCGCCGCGCTGTTCTGGATGGCCTCGGTGGTGTAGGCGCCCTTGGGCAGCGGAGCCACCTCATGGGTGGACATGCCGATCACGGCGTCGCGGATCTCGAAGGGCGTCAGGTTGCGCCCCAGCGCCGCTGCACGGTTGTTCAGCGCATCGGCCAGCATCTGCACGTGCTCCGCCGCGGCGATGGCCTCGAAGACCTCCGCGTCGCCATGCAGTAGGACCCACAGCGACACCTCCGCGCCGGTGCCGTCCTTCGCCGTTCCGACCTCGACCGCGCTGAAGAACGGGCCAACCTGCTCGGCCGGCTGCTCGGGCTCGACCTGCAGGTCGATGTCCACGCCACCAGCGGCGGGCGCGCTGTCGTCCAGGATGGCCGGCTCGTCATCCTTCGCGCCGGTGCCGTCCTTGTCGTCGTCCTCGCCACCGTCCACCGGCTCCATCGGCAGCGCCTTCTGGTCCGGGTCGATGGTGGCCGCCGGGCGCTTGCGGTCGAACTGCGCCGCGTCGGTCAGCACCAGGGTCAGGGACGCGCCGATGTGGGTGATCAGCGCCGGGCCGGCCTCGTCCACGTTCACGGCCTTCAGCGCGATCTTGCCCTTACCGTCGATGTTCTCCAGCTTGACGGGGAACGCGGGATAGTCGCCCACGGCGACCACGCCGACGATCTGCGGCACCAGCTCCTGCATGAAGGCGGTGAAGCGCTCGGACGCCTCCCGCTGCTGGGCCTCGTTCGGCCGCGCAACCTTGCAGAAGGCGGTCATCATTTCGTCGCGGCCCTGCGCGACGAGTCGGTCCTGGTGATGCTGGGTAATCATGATCTGCCTCTAGTTGGTGAGGGGTTCAGCCGACCCGCGGGCGCGGGAACGGCGTGTTGGTGTTGGCGGCGCATTCGCGCAGCCAGGCGAAGGTGAGTCGTTGGGCGGGGGTCGCCGTTGCGGTGTGGCTGGCCTCCACCAAGTCGGTGATCACGGCCATGCCGTCGTGACCGCAGACGCCGATGTTCTTGGCGTTGGCGGCAGCGGAGAGGATTTCAGCGGTGCGGGGGGTCATGGCCGTTTCCCATGCAGGGGGAGGAAGGTGACGACCACCGCGGCGCCCTGGTCGACAACGACATGCAGGACGCGGTGATCGAGACTGACGAGCCAGCGTTCACGCACTCCGGCGGCGGCGATCCGGCACGCGCTGGGCTGCCGGTTGTCGTTCGCGCGGGCGGCGGTGATCTGGCGGAAAAGCTCGGTCTTCAGCTCGATGGTGAAGGCCAGCCCGTAGCGCTGGTTGAGCCGCCGGGCGGCGTGGCCTTCTCGGCTTGGGTCGAGGTGGACGGGCTGGCGGGCGGTCATTGGGCGCCACCGTTGCGCCGGGGTTTCCCGTACAGCCCGGCCTCCCACGCCTCGGCGGCGTGGCTGTCCGGGGTGTGCACGGCATCGAACAGACCGTCGCCGAACGTGGCGCGCAGGTCGTGCCAACCGTCGTGGTTGGGCTCCACCCTGCCGTCCATCCAGTTGCGGAGGGTCTTGGCCGGATAGTTGTGGCCGGTCTTCGCGCGGATCAGGGCAGCCAGTTCCTTCGCGAAGCTGGTGGAGCCCAGGAGCGCCATCAGGAGGCGCAGCAACCGGCGCTGACGGGCCAGCCGTTCGGCTTTCTCGGCAGGCTTGGAGGGAAACTCTTGGGCAGAATTCGCCATTTCTGACCGCGCCTGTTCGGCGGCACGATCCAGCTCACCGAAGTCGAACAAGGCGGGCGCTTCTGGCGCTGTTCGCTTCGGGCGTTCATCCGGCACGTGAGCCCGGAGCAACGACAGTTGAGAGGCGGCAACCATGTCACCGACCCCCGAACACGATGGCGACGAGCGCCGTCACGATCAGCACCAGCAGGGGCACGGCCAGGACGGCCAGAGCGGCGCGAGTGCCGAAAGTGGCAGGCCCGCCGCCGGAATGGTCATCCCCTTCCCCGGACGTGCGCTCGCTCAGCGCCCCGCGGCCCGGCAGAATGGCCGTCATGGTGGACTGGAGAAGTCCGACCCGGCGGCGGGTGCCCGGAAGCGCATGACCCGCGATCCAATCCCTCATGGTGCCTCCGAAATCTGTGGTGTCCGGGTGTGGGGCCTTCCGGCCCTGCGCATGTCCGGTGGTGTGATCCGCATGCAGGTGGATGAGCCGCCCGCCCCACGGCCCCGCCTGGAGCTGGTCTACTCGGCGACGTGCGCGCTGACGGACGAGCCGCGCGGGGGCTGAAGCGGAGAGCCGGCCCCGTCCTCGAAGAAGTCAGCCGGCTCCAGTGGAATGCCGCGCTCCCGCGCCACCTCCAAAATTCGGAGTTGTTGCCGGGCGGGAATGATGCCCCGCCGTTTCCAGGCGGCCACTGCCGACTGACGGACGCCTATCGCATCTGCCAGAGCGGTCTGAGTGCCGAACCTGCCGATGATCCGATCAGCCTGCGTGTTCATGGACCAAACGATATCATGATACATGATACTGTCAATCACGATACATCGCTTGCCGTGGCGCCTCGCCCGGTATCACGTTTCGTTATGGATTTCGCCGAACGGATAGCCCAGGCGCGCAAAGACGCCGGCCTCACACAAAGCCAGCTTGCCGATGCTGTCGGCGTTGGTCAGTCCACCGTAGGCATGTGGGAGCGTGGGAAAAACGAGCCCACCATCGAGATGATCCAGAAGATCGCCAACACGACCAAAACCGATGCCGGATGGCTTGCCTTTGGCAAGATCGACCCGCTGTCGGTTCGAGGCGTTCAGAAGGGAGTCGCAGGGCTTAAAAGCTCCGACCGGGTATCGGTTCTAAGCCATCCAGCCCCCAACACCGTTCCCGAAATTGATGTCCGCGCCGGCATGGGCGGGGGTGGAGAATCAATGCTGGCCTACAAGCCAGACAGCAACGGTGACTCCTGGCCGGAAGATGCGGTCACCGGCCTGTGGAACCTGCCCCCCTCCTACCTTCAACAGGAACTGCGGCTACGTCCCCATGCCGCCCGGATCATCGAGGTCCAGGGCGACTCGATGGAACCCCTGCTGTTCTCAGGCGACAGGGTAATGGTGAACCTGCTCGACCGGGCGCCCTCCCCACCCGGCGTATTCGCCGTATGGGACGGCATCGGCGTAGTCGTGAAGCGCCTGGAGTTCATTCCGAACAGCGACCCTCCGTGCATCGTTATCAGTTCGGACAACCCGAAGCACCGAACATATGAACGCACCGCTGACGAGGTGAATATCATCGGTCGCGTTGTGTGGTTCGCTCGGCGGATGTGACCCGCCTGCCTCTTGACTCTGGGCGCCGTGAACGTGAACATAATGCGAACATGCATTATGGAGTTCGCCATGCCCGAGCAGCAGCCCCGTCAGCTTTTCGTCGTGGAGGCCGCCCGACGGCGCGTCGTTGTGTCGGCGCGTGACGCGGGCCGGGCGCGCACGGTGGCCGCGGTCATGCTGCTAGGCAACGCGCACGCAGCGCATCGGGACGCTCTGATCGTCAGGGAGCCCGAACAAGAGGAGGCGGAGGCGTTTGCGGCGCGGGCACGCCAGTTCGGCCAGGGCGATTGCGGACTTGCGGCGATCCCGTTGTGATCCGTAGAGCCAGCCCCGGCGACTGGCGCTCCAGGCGCCGGCTCACGCCCCCGGCCGCCCCAGCGAGCGCAAGGTCCCCCGCCCGGCGCGCTGCTGGGTCAGCGCGATCCCCGGCACGGCCCCAGGGTGGGTAAGCTCCAGGGCTGGCGGCCCATCATGCCGCTATGGTTGAGCGATTGAAAGACTATTACCCGTGTATGCGCGGCGGGCCGGAAACGCGAAGGGCGCCCGAAGGCGCCTAAGATGTTTGCCGTGTTAAGGTAAAATCATATTTGAGACACCTCGGGCGAAGGAAGGAAGTGTATATACAGCCTGCCAGCCCTCATTGTTTCCCTTTCTGTTTCAACCGTTACCTCAATAAATCCTTCTGCATGAACAGTAAATGGCGCTAAATCGATAGCCACCCGGACTACGGAGGCAACAAATTCACGCCCATCTGGAGCAATTGGTAAGGGGATATCAGGTATTTCTGCCTCTGGTTCTTCTTGCCCTAGAGGAGGTCCGAATGCGCGAATTTTCAAACGCTTGACCGGGTCTTCAATGGGAGAAACAACCTCACACAAGATTAAAAGCCGTGGCAACGTTATTGGCACATCGCCCGACACGAACATATCGGAGCTATACACTCCAATGATTATCGCCTTCCCGCTGGTCTCGTACCGTACGTCATCACAAAAAATGGTATGCGCATAGCGCGGCTGCGAGGGCTGGGAACTCACCATGTATGGGTCCCCACCTTGATATTACTCGAAATGGATTCAGGCGCTGCCGCCGCAGAGACAGACATCGCCGGACGACCTTTGTGTACGAATGTGGCCACTGTTGATGGGCTGGGCGCTCCACTCGTCGTCCCATACATGGTATGGTGGTTGCTTCCTCCTAATTTGTCTCTCTCAGGCAATGAAATGCGCACAGGCCGATCAAGCGCGTATGCTAAATCAGCTAAGGTTTCGAGTGTCATATTGGCATCGCCGCTAAATTTACGGCTAATAAAAGATTTATTTTTTCCGAGGAGATCAGCAATATTCTGCTGAGTCAGGCCACGTTTCTCAAACTCTTCAGAAAGAGCTTGATTGAGCGCATGACGGATATCGCCAATCATCCGAACATACGTTTTTCGCCTCGGATCAAGGGATACTTTAAAGGACATGAGCGAGCCCCGTCTGCGTGATACATGGTGGTGGATCAAGGTCTATGGTGTTGATATAAGTATGAACATCATCAATATGAGGGTCATACTTACTATTCGGAATAAGTTTAGATTTCATTTCTCCATGATGAGCCACGAATGTAGCCTTGAGATAAAAATACCCGAATATTCTTACCCCAATTGGTTTAAACTCCCATACATGCTTCCCCAAAGGATCAAGTTTCTTTAAGTGGACATTATAGGCCATTGGCCTTCCCATAATGAAATCGACAAAAACACTCCATACCTCATCGCTAGGATGAAGCTTCCGCCTTGGAGGCTGCGGGACGTTTACTAAAACTGTTCTCAGCCATAGCTCGCAGTCCTTGGTGAGGTATAATGTCCTTTGTGGCATTTCATCATCTTCCAAGTCGCCTCGAAACGGGATGAAATCGCCACGTGCCGCTATATCACTCGCTGTTGCCATATAAGTCAACTCTCCGTATGGTCAAGGAGGGGATATGTGGGGTTATGCCCCGCAGATAGCGCTGCTGATTCCCTCATCTCGCTGACCGTGAGGCCTTGCCCCCCTCACTGCCCCGCTCTCCGCCAGCCCGCGGCCTGCGCCTCGTCCTCGCTGCAGAACCACCGCTCACCGTCGCTCGTGTCGATCCGCGTCTGGTCATAGGAGCGCCCGCCGGGGACGTGGTAGACGCGCTCGCCCTTCGAGTTGATGTTGCCCTTGATCGTGCAGCCGCTGGGCGGGATGCTGGTCGGGGCCGCTGCAGGCGCCGGACGGCTCTGGTTGGCGGCCTGAGGCCTACCCTCCCGCTTCGCCGCGCGCCATTCCCACGGCGGCTGGAACGTCCCGGCCCAGATCCCGGCCCGAGCTGCTCTGGCCGTCGCCTCGGCGCCCACATAGTCCTTGCTGTACTGCCGGTAGGCCATCGCCCAGCCGTTCGCGGCCATCCAGGCGTTGAGCGACTCGCCACCCACCGAGCACGCGGCGACGCTCCGCCCGTACCGGTCGGTGTCCTTGACCAGGCAGTCCACCGGGCGACGCCCGATCCGGTCCGAAAGGGCGAGCGCGGCCTGCTGTCCGCAGCGCCAGTCCTTCCCGGTGGCGTCCTGGCACAGTTGCTGACTCTCCGGCGCGTCGATCCCGTGCAGGCGGATGCGCGTCCCACGGACCTCCAGCGTGTCGCCGTCGACCACCGACGCGGTGCCGGTCAAGTCGGCGGCGAGCGCCGGGGCGGCGGCCAGCAGGAAAAGTGCGGCAGCAGTGACGAACTTCATCCTCTCCCTCACCTCAACCACGGCTTAGCGCCCCCCACCCAGCGCGGGCGGTCAGCACACTAGCCTTGCAGGATGTCGATAATCGGTCACCACCCAGACGCCTCGGGCATCCTTGCGCAGAATGTACGAGATTAGGCAGCCCTGCGATTGTACGGTCGCTGCGGGGGCGCCGACTCCTGTGGCCACGGATGCCGCCTGTTGAGATCCGCCCCACAGATACTGCATGGCCTTCCCACCGTCCGGCAGAGCAACCTCGTTCACCGGCGGGCCATATGACAGGATCAGTTCTTCGGCGGGTTTGCCGACGTAAGAAGCCATCTCAGTGGAGACGCACCCTGACAACATAGCAGCGGACATCAATAGAGTAAAAGCAACACCCCTCATTTAACCATCCCTAGCGATGAATTTAAATAGGCCCAACTCGAGTAAAGGGAATAAACATCAGCGCTTTCCCTTGTGACTATCATCGTCCTCATAGATCGTCGGGCCGCCAATCCAATCCGTCAGCTTGGTAGCCTTCTTTTTGACCATGGCAAGAATGCCGGCAAATACCACTGCGATCGCGACCAACGCCAAGGTGCCCGCAACGCTCACCCCAAGGCTTTCGATCGGACAGAAGCGACCGATCGTGATGATGCAGCTGTCAACTGAACTGCTTGAGCGAATTGATGCCGCCTCGGCTGTGCCGGCCCAGGAACCCAGCATTACCGACAGCCATACCCGTAGCACGGAGCCTGAGGCGCTCTGACGGACGGCGCCCCAACGTAGGGACCGGAGGGCACCGACGGCACGGCATAGGGATTACGCGTCCCAGCTTGGCCGGTGTAGGGATTCACGTTCCCGCGAGTCGAGTAGTTGTCGAAGGGGTTGCTGTTCGGCGCCGTGCGCATGTGCGGCTGCACATACGTGCCATTCTGTCGCGTGTAGCCGCGGACATACTGGTCAGCCAACGCGCCTGAGGCAGCGCACGCCAAGCCAGCGGCGATGGCCAGAGCTTTCAACATCGTCATGACTGCATACTCCCGCATGAGCGCACGACACTGAGCGCCACCCACGCGAGTATCCCATTGACTCCGGTAGCGCTCAAATCACTTATCGTGATTTTCGCGTTGATCGTATCACGATACGTGCTATTCTTGCCCCACACCCACCCGAACGGATGCCTCGTAGCCCGGATAGGTGGTTTCTCCCAGACTTGGCCGGCGCGCGGTGCGTCGGCTCCTCTGGGCGAGAGGGAGGCGGGAATCGTCGTGGAGACACAGCATCCAGGATTTGGGTATGACCAGCGTGTCGAGAAGGCCCTGAAGAGCATTGTCGCGGATGTGCTGAAGCATGTCGCCAAGAGCGGCTTGCCGGGGAATGCCCTCTTCTACATCACATTCACGGCAGATCACCCCGGAGTTGTCATTTCCGAGCGGACGCGAACGATGAGTGCGCCTCAGGGCGGAGAGATAACGATCGTGATCCAATACAACTTCTGGAACCTTCACGTTTCTGATTTTGGCTTCTCTGTTGCCCTGATTTTTCATGGAGAGGAAGAAACGATCACCGTTCCTTTCAGCGCCGTCACTACTTTCGCCGATCCGTCAGCGAAGTTCGCTCTCCAGTTTAAGCGTGATCCTGAACTTGTGGCCAATGCTGTGCCGCCTGTCGGTTCCCGCACCGCCCTGGAAGGCGCCGCGTTGAACGCTGCTGAGGAATGCATGCGCTCTCCCCGCGGGCGCGCCGCAAATGACGCCCTGAAGTGGCTGGCGTCGAAGCTCAAGAGAAAAGCCTGACCGATGTCCCGCCAGGAACGCGACCTCCTCGACGCCCTGCGCCGCGCCTTCCCCGGCTGGTAACCGCCCCACCCCATAGCCGCGCCCCGGCGCCTCCGCCCGCATGGATGATCCCAGCGGGCTTGAGGCGTCAGAGGAAGCCCCTCCCCGCCGTCCAGCCCTGGCAGGTCGTTACGGCGGGTCCACTGGCCGGTGGGCGTGCAGGTCGCCCGCCGGCCCTCTTCTCCAGGAGACAGTATGGTCGTCAGGATCGAATTCCATCGCGGGTGCCAGTTCGCAAACGTCTGGTCCGGCGACACGTTGGCCGGCTTCATCAAGGCCGAGTTCGCCCACCTGATCAAGGGCGCGGTGCTGCACTCCCCCATGACCGTGGACGACCTGGAGCAGATGGACGACTTCGCCCACACGTCCGGCCGCGCCAAGGCGCTGGAGCGGGCGACCGCCTACCAGCCGCCGTTCAACCCGGCGGAGATGGTCGCCAAATGGCGCGAGCGAGCCGCACGGCACCGGGCCACGGCGCAGAACCTGTGCGGCGTGCTGCGGTGGCTGCGCAACCACCCCGAAGCGCCCGCCGTCCGGTTCGACGGCTGCGACTGGTCGGCGGTTGCCGCCCGGAAGGAGCTGGCCCACCAGCGGCACAAGCACAGCCGGTGCTGCGGGCAGCTTGGGCTGTGGCTGCGTCCGCAGGCGGCCCAGCAGACGGCCCCTGCCCTCGCCCTCCCGCCCGCGGCCAACGACGCGGCCCAGGCCGCCGGGAAGGTGGCGTGATGCGTGACATCCCCATCATCTTCAGCGCGCCCATGGTGCGTGCGCTCCTCGACGGCAGGAAGACGCAGACGCGCCGCATCCTGAAGTCGCAGCCCGGCGCAGGGGCCAAGGGCTGCTACCATCGCCCTGATGGCCTGTGGATTTGGACGCATCTGCATCGCCCCAACAACGGCGTCGGCGATGGCGTCGGCATCTCGGAGCCGTTCGCCATTCGGTTCAAGGTCGGCGACCGGCTGTGGGCTCGGGAGAACTTCCAACTCCTGTCCTTCGGCGACTACGAGGTGACGCGGTATCAGCCGTGTGACGTTCGGTACGCTGCGACCGACACCCTGGCGGACGCCGACCGGGAAATCCGCGGCTATCCGTGGCGCCCCTCGATCCACATGCCCCGCTGGGCCTCTCGCCTGACGCTGGTGGTCGAGCAGGTGCGGGTCGAGCGGTTGCAGGACATAACCCGCGAGGATGTCTATGCAGAGGGCGCCATCACAGACGAATGGCTCCAGTGGCGGGAGGATGCTGGGAACATCGGAATGCCGGAGGGGTCGAGCATCGAGGATGAGCGCGATGTGTTCGCCCGGCTCTGGACCAGCCTCCACGGCGCCGACGCCTGGGACGCCAACCCGTGGGTGGTCGCTCTGACCTTCGCCGTCCACCGCCGCAACATCGACGCCATCCCCATGCAGGAGGCCGCCTGATGGACCAGATGACCGACCTCCTCAAGCACCGCCCGGCAGGCCATCGCGCCGCCGCGCTGGATCTAGCCGAAGCCGCCCGGCAGGCCATCGACGCGGGTGCCAAGGTGCTCGTCTGCGATCCGGCGACGGTCGCCGCCCACAACATCGAGGGCGCGGCCCGCCGGTTCGCCGAGGCGAGCGCCAAGCAGAAGCGCCGCATCCGGCCCGGCGCGCGGGCGGCCGTCTCCGCCGCGTGCCGCCGGCCCAAGTCCTGAAGGCTCATCCATGTCGAAACCGAGCAGGCAGGTCGTGACCGTCTTCACCGATGCATCGTTCTGCCACAAGACCAAGGCTGCTGGCTTCGCCGTCTGGATCAAGACGGACGCCTGCACGCTGCGCCACGCTGGGGCCTTCAAAATCGACATCAACGAGGCGTGGGAGGCCGAAACCGCAGCCCTGGCGAACGGCATCTGTGCCGCCCTGGGCAAGCTGGACATGAAGGCTGGTGGCTTGGTCGTCGCCGCCTCCGACTGTCTTCGCGCGATCGACATCATCGAGGGTCGCGGCGGGCAGCCGGGCAAGGCGATGCGCAAAGTCCGCGATCACGTCCGGGGGGAGCTGAAAGCCCGCGGCGTCGAACTCCGTCTGAAGCACGTCAAGGCCCACAAGGGGAAGTCCGCCGGCCCAAGACACGCCGTGAACGAGTGGTGCGACGGTGCCGCCAAGGTGGTGATGCGGGAACGCCGCGCCGCCAACTCGAATGTCCGCACCGGCTCTAGCGATGCGGGTGTCGCTTGATGCTACGCCCGGCGCCGCCCTCCCCCAACCCGGTAGACGCGCGGCGGCCGACGGCGGCGGTACCAGCTCCGCAAGGAGCAGTACGGGCCTACGATGTCCAGGTCGAGAGGGAGCTGTTCGGCGGGGCCGTTCTCGTTGGCCGGCGCGGGCAGCTTCAGGCCACGGAAGGCGGGCGCGATCGCAACACGGGTTCCGGCCGGGAACAGCGCCTGGGCGAACAGGTCGAGGATTTCCCACCCAGCTTGACGCCCGGAAGGCGTGTCGGCGTGCAAGATCTTCGCGAAATAGCCGTCGTTCGTCCCGGCCCGGTCGTCCAGTTCCGCCATAGACCAGCCGAGCGCCCGCCGCCGGGCATCAAGAGCCCGGACCACTTCCAGATATAGCGCGGTCACCGCCATCACCGCCCCCATTGGTTGAGCGAACCGTATATTCCAAAGAGGTAGGAAGCAATGCCCGATTTTTCGAAGCTGGAGCCGGGGGTTTACGCGGGAATCCCGGCGGAGACCTACCACAGCCTTCCGGCGCTGAGCGCCAGCGGCATCAAGACCCTGGTCAACGAGTGCCCCGCCGTCTTCTGGCACGAGCACATGAACCCGGAAGCGGAGGAGACCGACGACACCAAGTTCGATGTCGGCACCGTCGCCCATCTGGTCTGGCTGGAGCCGCACCTGCGGGAAGAGCGCCTGGTCATCATCGAGGCCGACGCCTACCGGACCAAAGCCGCCAAGGAGGCCCGCGCCGAGGCCAAGGCCGCCGGCAAGACGCCGCTGCTGGAGAAGCACCTGCCGAAGATCGAGGCGATGCGCGCGGTGCTGGAGGCGGAGCTGCCGCCCGGCCTGATGCGCGGCGGCGCGGCGGAACGGACGCACCTCTGGCACGATCCCAAGACCGGCGTGCTGATCAAGAACCGCCTCGATTGGGTGCAGGACGGCGACCGGCTGATCGTCGACTACAAGACCAGCGAGAGCGCCAAGCCGTCCGCCTTCGAGCGCCGTATCTGGGACGTGGGGCACCACATGCAGGCCCGGCTCTACCTGACCGGCCATGAGTTGCTGACCGGGCAGCGCGCCCGCTGGCTGTGGGTGGTGCAGGCCACCAAGCCTCCGCACTGCGTCTCCATCTTCGAGCCGACGCCCGGCCTGCTGTCCATGGCGGACGAGGACGTGCGGCACGCCATCGACCTGTTCGCTGAGTGCAGCGCGGCCGACGAGTGGCCCGCCTACACGGACACGGTACAGCTCGTCGGCCCGCCCGCTTGGGCTGCTGCCCAGCATGAGGAGCGCAAGTACGCCCGGCAGTTCGCCGCGCAGGAACGCCGCTCCCGAAAGCCGGCCAACTCCAACGAAATCCAGCGCGCGATCGACGCGCAAGCCCCCCTCTGAGGATCAGGAACATGTCCAACATCTCGTTCCGCCCCGCCGATTCCTTCACCGAGCGCCACGGCCTGTTCGTCGCCCTGGCTGGCGGCACAAATTCCGGCAAGACCTACTCGGCCCTTCGGCTCGCCCGCGGTATCGCCGGCCCTTCCGGCAAGATCGCGGTGGCTGACACCGAAGGCGGCCGCACGTTGCACCTGAAGAAGGACTTCCGGTTCGACGTGATGATGTTCGACCCGCCGCACCGGCCCGAGCGCTACGCGGAGGCCGCGCGTGCCGCTGAGGACGCCGGATACGACGTGCTGGTCATCGACAGCTTCAGCATGGAGTGGGTGGGCCTGGGCGGCGTGCTCGACTGGCAGGCCGAGGAGTTTGAGCGCATGGGCAGCCGCGAGGCCGTCAAGCTGGCGTCGTGGATCAAGCCGAAGATGGCGCACAAGTCCATGGTCTACAGCTTCCTCCAGCGGCGCATGCCCATCGTGTTTTCGATGCGCGCCGAGGAGAAGGCGGCCAAGGTCGGCTCCAATGTGAAGTCCGAATGGGCGCCGATCTGCAACAAGGCGTTCCCGTTCGAGGTGACGGTCAGCTTCATGCTGAAGCAGGACCGGCAGGGCATGATCGACCTGTCCCTGCCCCACAAGATGGAGGGCATCCATCGCGGCATGTTCCGCGACGGCGACCAGCTGTCCGAGGAGCACGGCGCCAAGCTCGCAGCGTGGGCACGGGGTGAGGCTTTCGCCAATCAGGTGCTTCAAGCCGCCGGCGAGAAGGCCGCCGGACTCGCCTTCGAGGAGGCCGCCACCGCCGCGCGCCAGGGCCGGGACGCCTTCGCCGCGTGGTGGAATGGGCCGGGCAAGGAGATGGCCGAAGGGGCGGAGACCAGCAAGCGCGTGCTGGTCAACCCGCGACGCCCCGAGCTGCAAGCCATGGTCGAGGCCGCGGAGAACCCCACCGGCCCCGCAGCCGCCAACGACGACGACTTCCCCGGCACCCTGCCGGGCCGGGCGGAGGGCTGACCAATGGCCCAGGGATCGCGCGGACTGACCGCCTACCAGAAGCGCGCCGGGGAAATCGAGGCGCTGTTCGCGGCGGGCGAAATCGGCCCGCAGACCCGCCGGGCGCTGCTGGAGCGCGCCAGGGACGTGTCGGGGGTTGCGCAACTGGCCTCACCGAGGGCCACGCCAGAGCGAGCGCCCAGCGGGAAGCTGATCGCCATGAACGACAACCAGATCAACGCCGCCAAGCGCGCCGGTCGGGGCAGGCACGACCGGCCCCGTCCCCCCCCGCGCAGCGCTGAGCGCGCGCACAGGAGATCGACACCATGACCGACAAGACCGAACTGCTGCCGTGCCCGTTCTGTGGGTCCAACAGGATTACGGTTTGGAATATCCGCGACGGCCAACAGGCTGTATGCAAAGACTGTCACGCCGAAGGGGCACCGGCATTCAATGGCCCTGGAGACGACAAGACGCACGCCGCTGCCATCGCCGCCTGGAACCGCCGCCCCGCCGTGGAGGCCGCCCCGGACCTGACAGAGACGCTGGAAGCGGCGCACATGCTGCTCGTCCAGGAATATGGCTCCTACGGCCAGGATGAGCCGGAAACCCGCATCATCAAGAAGTTGGGGGCGCTCCTCTCCGCCGCCCGCGCTGTCTCTGCGCCCGCCGCAGCGCCGGGAGGGGTGGAGGGGTGGACCGCGATCCCCAATTGCGTCATCCACGGCCTGCTTGTTGGCATTGAGGATGCAATCAAAACATTCGAACATGGGAAGACAAGAGCCAAGACGAAATCAGATCGCGGCTCTCAGCAGCTCGGGATTTATCATCTCGAATGCCCGCTCCACCGCCTGAAAGCTGTCATTGAAAAACAAAGTATCTCCGCCTCTCCTGCCGCTCCGGCGGCACAGAGCGGGGATGGCATCCTCTGGTGCGCTCACGTCCAGGGGCCGGACGATGTCCACCCCGCCCGCGACTACAGCCATGCGGTGGAGATGTGCGACATGTTCAACGCCATCTCGGAACGGTGCAATTTCGGCTTCAAGCCGGACGACATCCGTTACGTCCGCTCCGTCGCCTACCCGGCCATCTGGCCGTGGGGCGCCGCGTCGCACGCCGAAGGGCTGGCCTCCGCTCCCGCCCCCAGGGAGGCGTAACGTGATCCGCATCCTTGAAGGCGACTGCCGCAACCGCCTCCGTGATCTGCCGGACGACTCTGTGCAGTGCTGTGTCAGCAGCCCGCCGTACTTCGGGCTGCGCGACTATGGCGTGGATGGGCAAATTGGGCTGGAGGAAACGCCCGAAGCCTTCGTTGCTGAATTGGTCGCGGTGTTCCGCGAGGTGCGCCGTGTCCTGCGGCAGGACGGCACGCTATGGCTCAACCTGGGTGACAGCTACGCCAACGACGGCAAGTTCGGTGGAGCGACCGGAGGGAAGCACAGCAGGTGGCTCCACGGCGGCGCAACGCGGATTGGCCGGGAGAAGCGTCGCACGGGCTTGAAGCCGAAGGATCTAATCGGCATCCCGTGGCGTGTGGCCTTTGCCCTCCAGGCGGACGGCTGGTACCTGCGGCAGGACATCATCTGGAACAAGCCGAACCCATTGCCGGAACCCGTGAGGGATCGCTGCACGAAGGCGCACGAATACCTGTTCCTGCTGAGCAAGGCCGGTAACTACTTCTATGACGCGGACGCCATCCGCGAGCCCGTCGCGGATGCGACAGCCGCCCGCCTCTCTCAGGACATTTCCGCACAGAAAGGCTCAAAGCGCGCCAACGGTGGGGCAAAGACCAACGGCAACATGAAGGCAGTGGGCAGCGCCGAGAAGCGTAATGCGCGCAGCGTCTGGACGATCCCCACACAACCGTTCTCCGCGGCACATTTCGCCACCTTCCCGCCTGATCTGGCGGAGCGCTGCATCCGGGCAGGAAGCAAGCTGGGGGACACTGTGCTCGACCCGTTCGGCGGGGCCGGCACCACCGGACTTGTAGCCGACCGGCTTGGGCGTGACGCGGTGCTGATCGAATTGAACCCGGAATATGCCGCGCTCACCCGCCGGCGGATCGCGGCCGACGCCGGCCTGTTCGCGGCCATCACCACCGCGGCTCCTTCAAGCCCCATCCCAGGACTGACCCCATGACCAACTCCCCCACCCCGGCGCAGCAAGGCTTCTATGCCTGCAAGAAATGCGGCGCCACCATCGACGATAGCAAGCCCTTCATCCGCTGCGATGATACAGCATGCCCCGAAAAATCGGGCAAGAGCCTGCTCGATATGCTGGAGGAAGTCAGCTTCCCCACCCCGTCCCCGGCGCCGCTGAGCGCCAGACTGCACTCTGCTACCTACGTGGACGAAAACACCGGCGAGGTGCGTCTTCACACGTCCGCGGAAGGCATCTGCGATGAAGCCGCCGACCTGATCGACACCCTGACCGCGCGCGTCGCTGAACTGGAGGCGTCGGCCAAGGCGTTCGAGGATCTCGCCATTGAGCAACAACGCAGGGACCACGCCGAGCGTGACGCAGTGCAGGCCGCCCTTGCCGCCGCAGAGGCGCGAGAGGCAGCGCTGCGGGGACTCGCTCGCGAACTATTCAACGCGCTGGTGCGCTACGAGGTGGGTGCGGATAGCGACGCTCCGCGTGAGCACCGAGAGATGATGGGGCGGGCACGCGCCGCCCTCTCAGCGGGCGCACAGCAGGCGCAGGGCGAACCGCTCGTCTTCACCTACACCAACTACCGCAGCGAGACCGGAACCCGCCGGGCGATCCCGATCCGGGTCTACCACGGCGCCACCGAATACCACCCCGAGCCACAATGGCTGATGGAGGCCCACGACGTGGACAAGGACGCGGCGCGCGTCTTCGCCATGCGGGACATGGGGCAGGCGCAGGGCGGGGACATCGCGGACCCGCTCGACACGCCCCTCCCGTGCGATGTGAACGTGCCGAACATGCGGTTTGGGAAGGGCATCCCGCTCCGCGTTCTCGTGGACGCTGCAGCCCGCTGGAAGGTGATTGCCGCCAAGGTCCCGCTGGCCGAAATGGAACCGGCGCTGGAGCAGGCCCGCGCCTCCGGCCTCCTGCCCACCGAGACGAGGGAGGATGGGAATGGCTGAGAAGCGCCGGATGACCAGAGCGCAGCGAGAGTGGTTGGCAGCCGTCGACGAGCGAGGACGCCTCCCGATGATGATGGCCGGTCGCCGCGTGAACGATGGCGTGCGGCGACGCTGTGAGGAAGCGGGATGGGTGTCGTGGGCGGCGGACTATTCGTACTGGGTCACGCCCGCCGGGCGCGCCGCTATTACGGAGGGCGGGAATGGCTGACTTCACCATGTGCGTGTCGGAGCGCTGCCCCCACCGTAACGGATGCCGGCGGCACGAAGCCGGAGGAGCCAAGCCGAGCGCTCGGCAGTCCTGGGCGGATTTCCAAGACGAGGCTTACGGTCAGTTCTGGTGCCGGGCGAACGAGGCCGCCCGCGAGGCGCAGGGAGAGGGGGCGTAGGGGATGGCGCGACCGAAGCCCAAGTTTACGTTCTCGCCGCGCCTCATGACGGCGTTGGACGTGGCGACCTACCTGAACCGCTCCGAGCAGTGGTTCGCCCACAAGCGCCCGCAGATGGAGGTTGCGGGGTTCCCCCGGCCTGATCCGCTCCTGGGGCTGTACGACCAGCGGGCGGTAGACCTGTGGCTTGACCGGCGGTCCGGCTTGGTCGCAGCATCTCCGGCGAACGACAGCGCGCCCGGGCCGGCGAACGACGCCCCCGCGGTCGATCCGTTCAAGGCCGCGTTCGGGAAACGGTG